AAAATTTTCATGCAATAATTGTGATAAATCATTTTCTAATACAGGAAAATATTTAAGTTCTAATTCAGCTTTTAACATCTTTTCAAAATTAAAAATTATAAGTTTGGTTAACTTAATCCCCCCCCCTTCAAAAAACTAACTACTTAATTGCCCAATGATATCATTGATATCACTGATAATTGTTTGTTGTTCAGTTGTTGTCAAAATCTGATTAAAATTCAAAGAAAATTGATTATTGGCATATTTACCAAAATTACCAATTTGAGTTGAATTTTTACTAACTGAACCATCAATTCTCTTTACAGTTGTTCCTTCTTTTTGAACAGAAATTGAATACATAAAATCTCCGTCATTAGTGGTATATAACGTTGTACTCGTTACATTACCTTTTTTTAGAACTAAACTCATAACTTACTCCTTTCTTTTTGTTTGGGGTGAACCACCACCCACAGATTTAACATCATTTTCAATCTTTTTTCCTGTTTTGAAAATTTTCTTCCAATTTCCAAGGACAATGCCAATTACAAAACCGACAATCAATCCAATAATCAAACTTTCCATAATACTTTAATTTTTAGTTAAACAATTAATTACTAACTATTTGGAAACGTATGGTCAAGTATAATATAACTTGTTCCACTTGTTCCCGCTCTCATACTTACTACTATTCTTCTATTTGTTGTTGAACCAATTCCACAGGCACCTAAACCTTTGTTATCAATTGTTGTTGAAGCATCATTATCTAACGTTACTAAATCAGCCCAATCACCAAGCTGGGAATCATTTGTTCCATCAGAATTAGTCCAATAAGTATCAACTTTCATTTGAAAATCTGTACTATCACCAGCAGAATTATTTTGAACATAAACATCACCAGAAACAAAATTATTACTATCAATACTAAGGTTACTAATACTTGCATTGAATATTGGAGGAACATAAGGAATATCAACACTTAAAAATTGATTTGTTGGAATATTCACCCAGGTACTACCATCTGCCGACATAGCTCCTTTCACAGTATATGTTTGACTTGTATATACATTCACAGAAATATTAATATAATCATATGTTTGGGTACTCAAATCCTTCTGTACATATGTAACTATATTTCCTGCACTATCTTCAATCCAAATTTTACTATACTGAAAACTTGTTCCTGATAACGCTTTGAATGCCTTACTTGCAACAGCTTGTACTACCGCTGTAGATGTAGAACTTCCATCAGGTTGCCCGTATACCTCTCCACTACTTTCATCTTTCAACACCAATCCACATGGTGATGAATGAGCGTACCAGCGAAACTCACCCATTTGATATGGAGCAGCACCATCAGGACAAAATTGTGCACAAAAATTAACAGTTGAAACCAATTCCAAATCCCCTTCTTTTCTAAGATTACTTCCGATAGCATTTCCTATCAATGTCATATCTATATGGTCACCCCCCAATGAATGATATACAATTGCCGAAACAGTTGCTGTCCCAGAAATACTTCCATTTGCATCATGTGCTGTCCAAGCCACCGGAAAACTACAAGTGCTATCAGAAGCTGGATTGTCAGGCAACAGTGAAAGCGTTCCATCTTTAGAGCAACCAACATAGACATTTGTAGAATCCGGGTCTGGCAAACTAATAGAATCTATTGTATAACCGGAATCAACATAGAACATAGTTGCATCAATTACAAATGCCACACCACCTGTTGAAATTATATCCCCTATTTTTCTTAATGTTGCCATGATTAATTTTTATATTTTTTCAATTCATTTTCCAATTCACTTATCCTTTGTTCCAATTGTTTTATTTTCGCTTCATGTTCCTGTTCACCAGCTATCAGCAGCGGCACAAACGAAACATAATCAATGCTCAAATAATCATCATATAGCGGATGAACAAACTCAGGTGCAATTGCCTGTACTTCCTGTGCTATCAAACCATAATTCAATCGGTTATCTTTTGCCGGGTTAAGTTCTTTTGCCAGACCATTCCAGTAATGCGTTACCGGTCTGAATTGGCCTATAAGTTGATTTGCATTTGTGATAGTTTGAACATTTTCTTTTAGGCGAATATCGGAGGCCGTCCATGCCGTTACTTCACCTGTTGCTGTTACATTCCCTGCAAAGTACCCATTTCCATTAACAGCAAGTTTGTTTCCTGATGTTGGGTCGGAGGTGTAACCAAGAAAAGTGTTACCATCTATTATAGCCCCACCTTCCGTTCTTAATATCCCCGCAGAATTGCGATATAAGAATGTATCAGATGAAGCATTATTATTTGTAACAGAGGAAAATGAAAACTTATAATCAGACGGAACCCTTATTTCTTTTACGGCATCCGATATATTTAATCCGATAACTCCTGATTCCCAAAATGAAAAATTTGTATCATTAGCACTAAAACCAGTGTCCGAATAAGAAGTAAAAGCAATCCCCGGCCCATCAGTAGCTATCACGCTACCATTCGGAAACCGAACTTGAGTAGGAAATGCACCCGCAATATCCAACAAGGCTGCCGGCGTCGTCCCAATCCCTACTTTAACCCCATCCGTATAAACAGGACTATTAACCAGACTTCCAGAAGATTTGTAAGGTAAGTAGCCTGTTGTTAAGTTTGTTGGGGTTATTGAACCAGTAGTGATTGAAGTAGCCCCCGTAATTGAGCCAGCGAGTGTTAAGTTTTTGGCTGACCAATCGACTGTTGTGAGATTAGATGTTCCAGAAGTATATATTTCTGTCCAGTCTGACCAACCCTGACAACAATCTCTTAAACTTCTTACATACAAAGGAGTTTTGTTTGTATTACTCCAATTTGCAGCAATTTCAAATGCTTTTCCTGAATTATTAACAGATAATGTTATATCATATTTAGTTGGTCTTATAGAATCCGGATTATTATAACCCGTATAAATTGCGATTCCTTTATAAATTTTTTGTGTTCTATCTCCACTACTTGTTGGGTCTGATGGTACATACAAAACATCGCTGCCTAAAATAGATACTGGTTGGTCAGAAAGACTATTATAACTAACGCCCAAACCATTAACATAAGATTGTGTTACTTTTGCTGCAACCCTCGCATCAGTATAGTACAAATTTGTTGAACCTTCAGATACCTCATCAGTTGTATAACTTGGTTTTGTTGCAGCCTTAGCCCAAGCATATACATCCGATGCTGGTAATGTAGTAGGATAAGCTGGTAATCCATAACCACTTGTTGTTGTTGGATGTGCATCATATCCCCACACCTGACCCGTTGCTGTTCCAAAATCCTTGTTGAAAGCAGTGTTTTTCGTGAAAGCTGGTTCTTTCCCATTCAGTGCTGTTTGTAAGTCTGTCTGGTCTGATAATGTTCCCGTTATATTTCCCCAAATAGCAGCCGTTCCCCCTCCGGCAGTGGTTACCGACACAACACCATTCGCATCTACTGACAATCCAGAACCAATTTGCATGATACCTGTTGAAGTGGTTGTGGCAATTGGAAGTGCATCTAACAAGCTTGCCGGCAATCCAGAGCCATCATCAGCCCATGCCTGAATCTCACCGGTAGCGTATAAGTTACCAGTTACTTTTATGTTTCCATTAGCATCAACGGAAATAGGGCTATTAACAAGACTTCCATTCATGTAAGGTAAGTAGCCCGTTGATAGGTTTGTTGGGGTGATTGAACCTGTTGTAATTGAAGTTGCCCCCGTAATTGTTCCTGCAAGGGTTAGGTTTTGAGCTGCCCAATCAACAGAGGTGAGATTAGCGTTTCCAGAGTGATAGGCATAATACATTGCCCCGCCTGTCCCGTGTTCAAATTGTAAAAATAAATTAGGCGACCGACTCGCATCTACTGTCAATACCATCCCAGTACCAGATTGCTTTCTTAGATAATTATCAGAAAAAAATTGAATACCCAAAGAATCAACTGAAAAAGTCAAATTACCTGTCATCGTATCCCCCGTAACATTCACAAACCTTGAATCTGCATCTGTTTTTGTGTAAGAATCTGTAATACCGTAACCAGACAATGTAGTATGATGCCAATCACCCCAGCCATAAGCAGTATTCCAATTATCTGAATTATCAGTTATTGACGTTCCCCATCCTGTACCTGTACTGACAGGAATGCCGGCAGCAGGAAAAACCATACCACCACCAGCCCCCGAGACAAGTGTTACAAGTCCATTTGCATCCACGGCAAAGTTAGATGCACTGAATTGTGCAATACCGGTGCTGGTTGTACTTGCAATTGGCAACGCATCTAATAACGAGGCAGGTAAGCCAGTCCCATCATCACTCCATGCCTGAATTTCTTTTGTTGCGGCAAAATTACCGTCAAAAAGTAGAGTTCCAGCTGTTGGTATTGAGAAACCAAATTGGTCTAATATTTCCAATACATTTTTCTGTATAGTATTAACATATAATCTATCTAACAAATTACCTTCAGGTATATTATCAGTTGTATAAGTTTGAGGATTCGTACTAACAACTTGATATACATTAGTAGGGTCAAAAGCCTTATAATAGTTTACATTACGAAATGATTTTTCTATTGTAACACCTAATGTAGCCATAATTTATTAACTCCCTGATTCAATCAAATATACTTGAGTATCTGCATCATATTCTTCCAATATAATAGAATACTCATCCATCAAAGGATAGTGATTATATCCAGTTAATAAAAACTTTTTATCATCCTGTTTACTGTCAATCCATTTATCAAAAATTTGAATTCTTTGTATTTCATTTTTTGGAATAATAACATCCGCTGTTATTTTTTGTCTTGGTTGATAATACAGTCTAAATTTTGCAAAAATAAACCATGTAACTATATCACGGACTATTGAACCACCATTAGTCCACTGTGTAGTTCTATCTTGTAAGTAAGAACCAGTTAAAATACCGTTTGAATAATTAATATTTGAAACATCAACAACAGTTAAATCATATTTCTTAACATTATGTACCGAAGAATTAATAAGTGCATTAAAATGATTATCAATATTCTTAACTGGTTGATTTGCCGTAATTAAGACATCACCATATAATTCAGAATAAAAAGTACCAAGTGCACCAGGAACTAACGGAACTTTGTTACTGTCATAAACTTCTGTAATACCTATTCCAAACACCAAATCTTGAATAGTACCAACAACACTTGAGCCTGCCTTACCTATACCTATGTTAATATTCAAAGTATAAGTACCATTTTTCAAATCAAAATCTTTACCTTCAACATGCACCGTATTATAAACAGGTGAACCAGCATCTACCTCCACCAATTCATATTCTCCACTACTTTCATTCTTGATGAAATACATATAACTATTCCAATACTGGCGTAAAGACCAATGAAAATCAAAACTATGTTGTTTAAGAAAATCTGAAGTCCATTGACTATCATTTGTTCCAGTTAAAGGTGCGTATTTCCAAGTAATAGAAATAGTTGTATTCTCATCATTAACAAAAACTTTGAAAGCCGTCCAAAGCCCAATAGAATACCAATCTTTATTCCCATTACAACCAACATCATTCTTCCAAATAGTATTAGTTATGTTATTGAAAGAAGGATAGTTAAGCCATGTAAATAATCCATCTTTTACCCATTCCCGAATATTAGGAATTGGTACACCACTACTTGCAACATCAGGAATATTATCAACATCAAATTTTGGGTCAATTAAATTAAGAAACAAATGATTAGCTGTATCTACATCCACTTTTATATTTGAAACAGCTTTATTCATTCTCAATGTTTGACTTTGTCTTAGAAAAACAAAATCATGTAAATCTATTTGTTCCCGGTTTATGGTAACAATATCAGCTTTTATTTGCCCATCATATATAACACCTGTTGTATATTCAACATAAGAAACAGTATCTTTCCAAAGGTCATCAAATTGTTCAATATACCAGTAACCTTCCTTCCAGTATAAATAACAATTGAAACTTTTTAGAATTTCTTTCAAAATTTCATCATTATGTTTTCTTTTTACATTATCTTCCCAAAATAATTCTGTATTAATTCCATTAACATCGAATAATGTATGCCCAGCTGTAACACTACCGTCTGATAACGAACAATTAACCCTAATATTATAAGAATCTATTTCACTTAATATTGCATCAATCAAGTTAATAAAGCGAATATCTTGTTTTTGATTAATTAGTCCAATAGTCCAATTTTTAAGTTTTGAAAGTTGAGTAGATGCTGTCAAATGTATTACACTATTTTTCAACATTTTTTGTGTAGTAGGAACCTGGTCAATATAACCAGTAAAGATATTACGTTCCATACCACTTGGACCTTCAATATCTAATCGTACCCTGTGAACAGCACCCACTTCAGTCATCAAAGGCAGCAAAGTATAAAAGTCAGAAAAATTATTAATTATTTGAAAAGATAAAGTCTTTCCAAGTATATATGAATCCCAACTATCCCAATGTTGAACTATTTGAAGAGCATTTCTTGATTTAGAAAGTTTAAGATTTGTAACACCCCCTGAATAATATGCTTCATCAATGTATAGATGCCCATATAATCCTTGTCTTGAACCCCACTCAGCCTGATATTTCAAAGCAAATTCACTCATACTAAAAATTCTCCATAAATAAATCTTCTTCTTTCAAAACTCCTACTAATTCTCTTCCTTGTATATGTAATACAACTTCTTTAGTTCCTGTATTTTTGTTAAGATTCAATAATTCCGGTAATTTTTTTAAAGGTATAACTACCTCCCTACTTTGTAACATTGCAGGAAATGAATCATTTGAAAAACCATCAGGAACGATCCCTCCATTTGCCATACGTGCTTTTGCCTTAGCCTTTGGAATTGACGATAAGGCGGCAATAACAGCGGCTACACCCATTACAATAGCGATTAAGTTCATAGGAAACGGTTGTCCTGCCCCTGACTTCACTGCCTTTGAAACAGCAGCACCAGAATCCGCAGCACTTTGTACATTTGCACTTGCAGCGTTTGCGATATTAGCCGCTGTATTACCCATTGTGGCCGCTGTATGTAAGGTTGTTTGTAATGCAGCGGCTTTATGCATCAATCCAAGTAATTTAATCATTCTAATAATTACCGGTAATTTATTCAACACATTAGCTATCCATTGTAACCAACTACCAGCCATACCACCTATTGATGCACCCAAACTATTAAAAGCAGAAGACATTTGATTAATCATTGCTGTTGTTTGATTATATTGCTTCATGGTACCTTGTAACTGACTTAATTTTTCTGAATATTGCTTAATAAGTGTAATTTGTTGTGGCGTAAATATGCCTTTATAATTTTCTAATTGTTGTAAAGCATTACTATATATTTGAATTTGTGCATTAACAAAATTAAATGAATTACCAAATAACTTAACATTTCTTTTGGCAAGTTTAAGTTGTTCAGGGATGTTTGCAAATATTTTTCCTATATCTTGACTTTGTAATTGAGCTTGTAGTTGTTTTATTTGTTCTTTCAAATACTTATAAGAAGCAGCTGTTAACTGCCCTGTTTTTATCCCTTGTTCTAAAGCGTTATTGAATAACTGTAATTTCAACTGAGTTGAATCAAAACCTTTTCCAAGTAAAATTGATATAGCATTGATATGAGCCAATTGAATAGATAAAACATTTAATGGACTTGTTGATTCTTCATATTGTTTAATTAGTTGTTTTTGTTTTGAGATTAATTCTTGCAAAATTCTATTATTAGGTTCAATACCAGACTGTAATAAACTACCTATTGCATCTTTATACGCGTTAATTCTTTGTTTTGTTAAATTAACCTGATTTCCATAGGCTTTTTCAGTATTAGTTAAGATTTTAAGTTTTTGTTGTAATTGGTCATATATTTTACCTTGGGCAACATCTAATACTGCACCATGAATAGTTATTGTTTTTGGTGTTTTATGAAAATCTTTTAATCTTTCATCTACTTTCTTAAGAAAATCTTGTAATTCTTTTATTCTTTGATTATAAGTTTTTATTTCTATTTGTTTTTGTTTATTACTTGTTTCTTGTTGTGTTTTAACTACTTGTTTTTGTATTTTGTCTGTTGTATAAACAATACGATTATACCTTTCAGAATCTAATTTTTTCTCATAATCAGCAACTTTTTGTAAAGCTTCTTTTCTAACAGCTAATTCTTTTATATGTAAATTAGTTTCTTTTTTAATTTGTGTAACAATTTTATTTTTTAGTGCAAGTATCTGCTCTTTATTCATACTTGACAGGACATTAACATAAGATTTCAAACTATTAGTAGCCTCAGTTAGATTCTTAGCTCTTTCAAATTCATCATTCAAACTCTTTTGTGCTATACTTGCTTTTTTAGTATTATTCCAAAAAGTATAAATAACAGTAGCGGCAATACCAGCAACAGCAATCCAAGCAGTTAACGGGTCAGTTAATATGGCAAGTTTAAGTGCATCAAACATTTTTACTAACTTACTGCCAATCATTAATAAACCAGGTAATACGCTTGTAGTCAAAAACCCTAAAACAGTTAAGATAGGACCTAAAACTGCCGTAATTCCTACCGCAATTATAATGAAATGTTGTGTTGAAGCGGATAAACCAGTAAACCAATTAGCAATAGATTGTATTAATTTTGAAAATTTAGTAATGATTGGAATCAAAGCCTTTGACGTAACTTGCCCAAGTTTTGTTAACGCTGTTTGCATTCCTGCAACTGCTACATTCCACTTATGTTGTACTGTATTAGCAACAGCCGCAAAAGCCCTGTCTAAAGTACCTGTATTATCAGACATCCTCTTGAAAATACCAATTGTATTTTGAAGATTGGAACCAACTAAACTTAAAACACCGGTAAGGGCACGTATATTAGGAAATACTTTAGACATTATTGTTGTTCCATATTTTTCACTTAGTTTTCTTAATTCAAGTAATGCAGCAAGTAATCCTTTATCTTTAATAACCTCCCGAAAATGTTCGGCAGAGGTACCCATTTCTTTGAATCCATTTTGTACTTTTGCAAACGAAGTACCCATAGATTCCAATACTTGTTCACTTTTAGTGGTAGGTTTCAAAAATGCAGCCAAAATTTGACGTAATTCCATAGCTGCAGTAGAAGCATGCGTACCGGTCCTGGTCATGGCAGCCATTGCAGCCCCTACCTGATTAAATTTCACACCCATAGCAGAAGCAATAGGTAGTACCATACCCATACTTGCCGCTAACTCTTGCGGTTCAGCCTTACCTTCCCTAACTGTAGCTACTAATGTACTTACAGCCTGTTTTGCCTTTAGATTTGCAGCACCATAAGCATTCATAGCAGAAGTAGCCAAATCAGCAACTGTCTTTACATCACCTAAACCAGCTTGTGCGGCTTCAGCCGAGTATTTTAGAACATTCATAGCATGTTGACCACGTAAACCAGCAGACGTGATAAAAAACATTGCTTTAGCCAATTTTGTTGGACCTTCACCAACAACTGGACCTAACTTGAGAATTTGTTTTTCCCAAACATCTACTTTATCTTTTGCAACACCAACTAAACCATTGATTTTTGCAAGTTCATACTCAAACTTTTTGAATGTTATGAAAGAACCAGCTCCTAAAGCAACAATAGGTAATGTAACATATCTATTAAGATTAGAACCAATTGTTTTGAAACTTGCCCCTAACCTTTTTGAAGAAGCTTCAATACGCGTAAAAGTAGCATTAGCAGTAGCTTCAAACTCCTGCATTTTCTTTTCTGCCTGATATAGTCCAACTGTATTAACACCTAACGTAGCAATTAATGAACCTATATTCATTTATTTTTTTCCTTATTTTTCTTTTGCTTTTGATTAACATTCGCAAGCCCCAACAAAATAGCTTTCATTTCTTCAACTGATTGCGGTTGTTCTTTTTGTTTTTCAATCATTTTTTGTTGTTCTTTACTCCAAATCAATAGAAAATCTCTTGGAGTAGTCAATTTTGTTTCCTTTTTTCCATAAACTTGAATAAACAAATTAGTTATATGTGAAAGTATAACAGATATTCTGTAATCATCCCTCCATTCACCAACTGGGTCTATTTCATCGTATGCAAGTAATTCAGTTAATTGAGTACTGGTTAACTGTTTTAACATTATATCAGGATGAATATAACCAAGTTTTCTTGCCAACCGAAAATAAAATTGTCTTTCCGGCCGGCTAATTAGTTTTTTACCATTTTTTCTTTGACCTGTTCATCCATAGCATTCAATCGCTGGGCTACTTCAATCACCTTTTCCAATTTTGCGGCAGACATCGAATTACTAAGTAATTCAATATCATTTGGTTTCAAAATCAAATTACCTTTTTCATCACAAATAGTTTGCACAGCAAGTTTTGCCCTAAAATCTTTAACGGAACGTTTATACTCCACCACCCCGTTAGGATGTTCAATTTCTTTTAGAAGAGATTGTTCAAAACTATCTCTTTCATGTCCTGTCATTTGCCGAACAAATACAAAATCACCATTTCCCAAGTCTACTTTTTCAATACTTAGGTCATCCCTTTTCAATAATTTTTCCCTGGTTAATAACATAATTTTTTACTTTTTCAAAAAAACACTTGATTAGTGTGTTAATTAGATTTAGGCGGGACTTGCAGAACCACCTGAAGAAACAGCAATATTACCTGTAATCTTAATTTTTACTTCCATTGTAATTGCTTCTGTACCCGTTATATTCAACGGACATTCCGTAACTAATCCTTCAAATTCAACTGCAGTTTGGTCAACATCAGGTAAAACAATTTCATAGTTTTGTGTATCATCACTTTCAAAATCGGCTTTAAACATATCATACCCTTGACGGGTAAAATTCATATTCAAAGTCAAAGTACCACCATCTCGAAAACCAGCTATGAATCGTTTATACCCATCTACAGCATCCAAAGAAGTAGTTTCAATCACTTCCCTTGTAGGTTGAGGTCCTTGAATTGTTTTTACTTCTGCTATATCAGTCCAAGCGGAATTAACCCACTTTTTGAACTTTGTACCTACACCTGTTACTACATCGCTCATAGTTTACTCCTTGTTTATACTTATTATTTCATAATTTACAACAAATACAACTCTATTGTTTTGATCCCATTCCAAAAGAAACGGAAGACTTGTAGCCCGAATAGAATTGTACATCACACCGTTAACTTCAATATTCATTATTTTTGTTAACGTAAAAGAAATCGCCATTGCCAATTGATATCCCTCCAAATACTTGTTATTTCTAACTTGTATTTGTATAGCAGGGGATTGAAAATCAGACTGGTTTAGCGTATAGTCCAGTTTACCCGGTGTATCAAAAATAGTTACGCAATTATCAGGATGAACCGGGGTTCTACCAATAAACAAATTATTAGCAAAACTTAACCCCAAACTGGACTCATTAACCAACATATCTTTTATATCTTCACTTGTCATTTTCTATATTTTTGCATCTTTCTCAATTATTTTTAACATTTTATTGTGATTTCTTTTCAAAGCAGCTTCAAACCATTTTGCACCTGCACCAGGACGCCGAAAATGAGCACCAACCATTTCATGAACATATACAGCATAATTAGCGGAAAAACCCATCACCAATCCTGGTCCTTTAGGCGTTTTAAAAGAACTTACAAACCAACTTGCTCTTAATTTTCCGGTTTTACCTACTGGTATAAGGGGAGGTGTTTTATCCATATCATAACGAATTATACGGGCAGTTTCTTGCATAGCAGTAATAGATTTGAATTCTAACCCTTGTAAAGCGGCATGTAAATTTACATTTACTTCATCAATTCCTTTCAATTGCATAATTACCTCCTATACATATACATACTTAACAAAAGCATTAGTAGCTTTGAATAATGGCGTTTTTTCAATGTTAATTATCCTGAAAGCATTTTCAACCTGTTTGGGGTCTTGCCAATTACTATTCATAGCCTGTAAATCTGCCAATGAACCTAACCACAACCAACCACCTAAATCTAAATCATCCATAACTAAGATTTTGGCTTTACTTGTAACTTGTTCAGCATCTTTATTAACAACAATCTCCATTTTATCTTCCCAACGACAATTTATTTGTTTAATAATTGAAAATACTTCTCCACCATACCCATCCTTCATACCATCACCCCAGTAAACTGCAGATTGTACACAAATACTATTCAAAAACTTTAATATACCTGTTGTAGCCATAATTCAATCCATAATTAGGTGTTTTTATTGCCTTAGAAATCAATCTTTTACCTTCTAATGTTCTCAAAATACCAGTTGTATCAATAACAAGTGCCATTTGTCCGTAAGGAGTTGAATCAAATCCTTTTCCCGATATACCCATATAAGTTATTTCAGCACCGCCAGCACCTTCTTTTTGTGCCATCCTTTCCCGTAAAGATGCTAACAAATGAGCAGCAACATATTTTTCAACTTCTTCTTGAACTGTAATATCAACTGTTACATTAGCTTTAGCATAAGCATTAGTAACCAAAGTAGTAGCTGTATCAATAAAAGATTGAATACTTTTATCACTTGTTGTAATTGAGGAATCAAACAATAATCTTATATCATCCGGTGTAATCATTTACTTTTCTCCTTTCCTGACTAACGGGTCAATAACATTGACAATATCCAAATTCCATTTTAATCCTAACCAATTTAACATTTGATTAACTTGAGAATAATCACCTTCAACCATTCTTTCAGGCCAAACTATTTTTATATCTAAACCAGCCTGAATCATTTCTACCCAATCTTTTTCATACTGATGAACCAACCATAACCACCCTTCAGCTTCATTTTTCAGATTTAATCTTTCCAAATTTTCTTTATTTTTGAAAAGTTTCATATATCCCGTTTTTATACAGGAATTAATTATATCAGAAGTTTTACGTCTAACAATTACCCATTGAGCACTGGGGTACAATTGATTCCAAATTTTCCAAGTAGGTGTTAATAATGAACTTTTTAGAAAAAGTTTTGATTTGTAATGACGTAAAAAACTAAAGTTATTTTCAACATTAATTGGAATAACGTTCAACTGAGGATACAATGTATTCTTTGAGTATTGACTAATCAAACCATTTAAAATATCATGAATTGCTTTACTTTCCAAAAGATTGTTAACTGGTTCTACCGTTTTTACCCCTACAATAGAAAAAATTCTTGCAATAAGGGCAACCCCGCTTCTTTCAGCCCCAGTTAATAAAATCGGTGTACTATTTTTTGTTTTTATGTTCATAATACTTTATTCTGTTCAAAATATCTAAAATCTTGACCAACAATAGTTCTAAAATACTGCAAATTAGAATCAGGCATTCTACAGCCATCTCTATGCCCAATACCAATACCAGGGCGTCCAGGTAATCCTTTTATCCCAACTGAAAGAGGATGTCCATTAGTATAGAATAACTTTTTACTTGTATTCAACCCTTTCCATATATTCATATCAATGAAACCAGTTGATTTTTCAACTAATTTCCTAATTTCTGATAATAATGTTATATCAAAGGCTGTTTGGAAAAGACTTGAATGTTTTGAATTAACATTCAATCTATACTTTCTTTGAGGTATGTTATAATACACCGTATTTGCCTCGCCAACCATCTTGTATTTTTTTAAATAATCCAGCATCTTTTCCAAATAAATTGATGAATAATAATCATCATCCTCAACTATGAATACTTTATCAATAACAAACAAACTAATTATGTCAAACGCCAATAACAAGTTTCTTTTTTGTGTATTCATTCCCGGCTTCCATTCAGGAACCGGATGACGTTTAACCACAATCCAATTCTTACCAAATGGTTCTTCAATAATATTTGAAGTTATTGGTATACAATCATCCACAATAATCCAAAGAACTTTTCCTCGATATGTTTGATTAAGCATCCATTGTTTGCATAACTTCAATTGTTTTGCTCTTCCACCCGTCAATGTAATTATCCCTACCATTTTTCCTTGTACTTAACTCATACATACGCTTAAAATCAATTTTTTCAAACACATTAATATTACTATAAGGATTAACGTTGTAAACGCTTACATCGCTTAATTTTGCTTCATCAGCAATCTTTTGAAAAGGCTTGATATGGATATTAAAAGGTAACACCCTTCTTGCCACTTGTTCATCATGTTCCCTGCGATAAGCATTATGCCAATGTTGATGGTTCTGCTCATCTAAATTCATATCAAAACCTAAAAGAAAAATACGTTTTGCTCCCAAATGAACAGCTAAATCAATCGCGGCCGCACCAGAACTATTATTCCAACAAATCTTTGCAGGATTTGGTGAAATACCTGTAACATGATTTCTATCTTTATCGATATAAATAAAGTTATCATCCTTTGCAACAGTTGAACTACAAGTCATCACATAGTTTGGAAATGCTTCCAATTCTTTTCTGTATTTCAAACCAAAAGTCCTGTCGCCGAAAAACACAATATCAATCCAATTACCAAGTTTAAAAGCAATATTAACACCAATTACATTTTTGTTTCTAAGAAATGACATATATTCCGAAAAAATTGACATTGGTTTTTGATAATTCCTTACAGCCAGTACAACCTCCTTTGGAATATCAAAAATTTTATTAATTGATGAACCACCACCAATAATCCAAACATCTTCACCTTGCCATATTTTCGGGATATATGTCATTACTTTCCCTTTTGAATTTATTAGTTGTTGTTTAATTTTTTTTTATTCAAAATTTCGGCTAATGTTGAATTAGCTTCATCTTCCGGTAAAGCTTGTTTGTTTAAAACATTACCTTTAGAATCAACAATATCATACAAAATAGTGGAACTGGTTGAACTTTCCTCATTCTTAACTATTTTGTATGTAACATCTTCTTTTTGTGTAACTTTTCCTTGGTCTTTTTTACCGGTGATATCTTTTTCAATTTTTTCAAATTCTTTCTTTACCGGTTCTTCAATCAATTCAAACAAATCACGAAAAGCTTCAGGAATTTTTTCAATATCTAACCAAAGGGTTTCTCCTGGCTTAATAATTTTGTTAGGTAAATGAAGACTCCCTCCACCTATTTTACGCCATTTCTTTTCACCAGGTTTTGGTTTATAAGTTTTTGTCCTTTCCATTTTTTTTTCAGATTAAAAATAAAACACTTGATTAGTGTTTCAACGTTATGAGAAAAATTAATTAAGCCAAATGAACAATTCCAGTTTTTCCACTCTGATCAGAACGAATCTGCGGAACTTGAATGGTAATAACTTTGAAATGATTAACAAACTTGCCTTCAGTCTGCCATTGAATATTCTGAATAGGTAAACCACGTACCAAACGAACCACATCACTGGTCATCTGAACAAGTAACACATTGTTTGCCGGCAAAGTATCAATAACTTTGATTCCTTTGATTCCAGAAATCTTTAAAATCCTTTCACGAATGGTCATGTTATTTGCCCCGGTTACTGAATAATCTTCATCAATAATAGTTTCATATGCAGTAGGGATATATAACATCCAAGGACCATAATGCCAAGCATCAATACTTTTTTGTTTCATTTTCCGCACATCTTCTACAATCTGTGCCGGCGTTTTACCTGACTCATCCCAAGCAACAGTCAATGGTACAGGTAATCTATCAGGATAATTAATATATGAAAAAATAGTATTTCTTCCTTTACTATCTTTTGCACCAAAGGAATACTTAGTATCAGTGAATAGCATTTGTTCAAGTTTTACCAAAACTTTACGTCCTGCCCTTTCCACCATTGTAGTATCCAAAGGATTACCAAGTGCCCGACTGGCAGCCAAAACCCTTGCATTGATTTCATAATCTGCATGAATTATTGGAATTGGCAAATAATTGTGTGTATAAACCACCCGGTCATTTTTACCACGTGAAATACCATCCATGGTCAACTCGGCTTCCAAGGCATCACTAACATCATGCCATTCCAATACAGTGGTTCCCATTGCATTTCCAAGGTTATACACCAAACCATTTGCCACCAAATCAGCAACACCACCCAAACGGATTGTTGAAATTTGCTGCAAAGCCCGGTCTAAAGCAACCCATTCAAACCTTTCCAAAGTTGCCCCACCATCATGTACAATCAACTTGTAATGTTTTGGATTACTGGGGTCAGTACCTGTGAAAACAGAAATATAAGATTTCCCTGTTTTCGGGTCATAGAAAGGACGCATCCTTTCAGGAGCAAGTTGTCCATTTGCAGAAAGCATTTGAGCCACTTCCCCATTTACACCATTTCTTGTTATAACATCAACATTTACATTATGTTCCATTTTTCTTCTCCTTTCTTTTTTTTAGATTACGCGAATTTGAATACGTCCTGAATTAGATTCACCGGAAAGGTCAACATTTTCCATTGCCTGTCCAATAATCCAACCACCTGCACTTGCATTATATTTTTTCAAAGTACCATCTCCGGCACTAACCAAAAAATCACCAACAACAACATTTTCACCTGATGCTAAAAATGCGTATACCATATCACCACGTGTAGGTAACCAAACTTGGGCAACATCATCAACAACATATTGGTCATCAATGCCACCTCCCTGTAACTCATCTTCCAAGGCAAACATTAAACCTGCAGGACCACCTTCTACTGTATGCGGTTTAAGCTTGGCATTGGAATCAAATTCCAATAACATACCCGGTATAAAAGCAGTCCCTACCGTATGTTCTTCTTGTACACTCAAATAATCTTTAATTTTTACTGTATTCATAATTTATTCCTTCCTTCATTTTTAATTGTTAATCATTTTATTTTTCATCTTTCTTATCAAAAGAATAACCCACTAACGGAAGTGGTTCTACTTCGGGTTCCTGATTAACTTCAGGTTCAGCAACATTATTGCCCAACAACGAAAAATCCAAACCTTCTCTTTTCTTATTAACAGAAATTGATTTCTGAAGTTTCTGCAATGTTTCAAAAGGCATGTTTTCTAATTCTTCTTTTGACCAAACATTTTCAGTATCAGCCAAAATAGAATTAACAGCCAAAGCTCTTTGAGACTTGTATAATCCCAATCCAAAACGCATTTGTTCTTCAAATTCTTTGGGATTGCTTATACCCAAAGCTTTGTAAGCCTGTTCTTTTGAAATATTCACCTGCATAGGTTTTTTTTCAGGTTCCGGTTTCGGTTTAGGGTCCGGATTTTTCTTTTGAACAACAGGTTGTAGTTTTTCCAATGTTTCAACCTCTAATCCCATCAACCAATCTTTTTCAGCGTCTGTAAATTGAGTAAATTTATTGGCAATCAAACTACTAACCAATTCATCTTTGTTTTTCATACTTTTTTCTCCTTTCGTACTTTTGTTATTAATAATCCCTGATTTCTGCGTAACTATCGGGGTATATGTTACATTTCTTTTTACTTGTACCGGTGTCCCATCTAATACTATCTGAACATTATCATCATCTCCTTCAACATTGTATTTTTGGGAATAAAATTTACTTCCACCTGTTTCAGCATTTCTATTTTCATATATATACTCGTTTGGATACACTTCCAATAACAAATATATCTCATTTTCTGTATCTAACGCATTAACTTTCGTTCTAATAGCATTAACAATATCCATATAATCTTTTTGAGCATTGATTTGTACTGTTGCGTAACCATCAATATTCATTAATTTTGCTTCTTCCAAAACTGTTGGAATTTTAAGTTTTGCATTGAATTCACTATTCAACAATCGATAAGCCCTTCTTCTTGCAGCACTTCTTTGTTCAGCACTTATACCAGTTACCTGGGCACCACGTCCACTAATTACAGCCCTCAATGCATGTTCATTCAATTTACCTGTTTTGGGATTGACAACTGGTAACTTCAAATCACCAAATGTTGGAGCAGTAGAAGACCCAACTAAGAAATGTGAAGCAATTCTTGCCTTTTCTGTTCTGTTTAATTGGTTCCAATTACCATTTACACCAAAATCAGACAAAGTTGGACTTCTCCAAACATCGCTTTCTTTGCCATTGTATTTCAATGCGTTAATAACTAAACTAACATTAACATTCATATTTTCTCCTTTCTTGTTTACCCGGATACCACAACCGTCTTCAATAGAACAAGCTCCTTTATCTTTCGATAACAAAGCCAAATGGTCCGGGCGATGATTTGTTGCAATTGCCGTATAATGTTCACCATTCCAATCACCTTCTTGTGGTATTTCATCTGAAAAAACACCAACAGAAACTTCAATTATTTCACCAGCCCTAATCTTTGTTAATAATTCATTATCAACATTAGAAAGTTTATCAGGATTTATCCAGGCTTCCGCTTTCAACTTATTATCAACAAATTGAGTATTAAAAACAAAACCAACTGCATTATCTTCCAATACTTCAGGAATATTTGCCGAAATATAGTTACCAAACGCATCTTTAGGATGATTAACCACTACTGGTCGGCCATCCCAACTTGCAGGAATCTTGCCCAACTCCTGGGCTGTGTGTAATAATGGTCCATGAGAACCATTATGAACACCTTCAACCATCATAACAACAGGAACAACAATGTAATCTTTTTCTTCAAATTGTTTATTAATTCCCTGATAACTGGTAGTATTTCTATAAATATTTAGATTTTTCATTATAACTCATTTAATTTACCGCAAATTTGCGGTAAATTTGATTACAATACACCATTGTTTTTATACAAACTAACTTAATATTGAAAAACAAAAACAATTTTAACTTTATTTTTTCTTTAATCGATACATAGGTATATGAGCCATTTTTCGAGCTTCTTTTAATTTACCAGCCTTTATTAATCTACCATAAACAAAAGGGTCAGCACTGGCCAAATCAGCTCCAATGTTAAATACCATTTTTCCTGAAGAATCTTGTTCTTCTACAGGTACTTTTTCATATTGTACCTTTTTCTCTGGTTGTTTTGTTCGTTGCATAATTTCTTAAATTTATTTTTATAATACAGTTTGTCTAAAACCAGACGACCCTATTTTTGATTCCCAGCTTTCTAATATAACGCCACCATCTTCTTTTGAAAAAATAGTTAATACTGTACGTAAATCTTTTAAATTGTAGACCCCTGTTTCTCCTATAACTATATACTCACGTTCTTTTATAAATCGACGGGTTAACCAGGAAAATAATTGAGTCGGTGCAAACACTTGATTTATTGGTATTTCTTTTTTAACAACTAATTCGTAATTTAACAATCTTTTTTTTCCTTTATATAGTATAACACCTTTTGACGCCCCAAAATCATCAGCAATTAAATAATTTGAAGAATACCCAACCAAGGTCATATCTTTATAATGCAATAAAGTTCTTGCCATATTACCATTAATTATTTTTAACACATTCTTAGATATTTCCGTACCAACATCTCCACTAATACCTCGATAAAGTGTTATTTTACCAGCCGGAAAAACTCGTTCCAAATATGCTTGTGAAAATGCCCTAAATCTCAAATAAACTTGTTGCATTTCTTCTTCATTTTTAAATTGTTTTTGAACATATTTTTCAACCCATGCAATTCCTTTTCTTTTTGGGTCACTAAATACCATATCTGGTAAATCTTTTTCATATTTTTTAGCCATATAACGAATTAATTGGCCTCCTTTTGATTGAGTGGTTTGACCCCATTGCCCTAACCAATCTTTCCACATACCCTTATCAGGATATATTTCACGAATTTTATATGAAAAATCTTTCAAAGAATGTTCACCATCAATAAAATTATATGGATTATCTTGTTCATTATCAAAAAAAGCTTTTCTAATTAATTGCCAATCTTTTTCATCAGAAATAGAATCAATTTTTGAAGAAAAATCATCATAATACTTCAAAAATTGTTTAGCATTTTGTTCATTAACAAATGAATTATATACTTTTTGAATTGCATCAGGATAATTTGACAAATCAATTTCTGGTCTATTCAATTTTATATTTACTTTTTCTTTTAACTTAACTTGTTGACCTTCAGGTTTCTGTAATACCTTTTTCGTTGGAATTGCCACACATCTACATAATGGATGAGCAGGTATCATATTTTGTATTTGGTTCAAAGTCCAAACACTACCTTCCATACTTGAACATATATCACATACATGAATATCACCAGCTGTTGCCCACTCAGCCTTAACAATAACATTATTTGCCTTCCAATTTTTGTATTCTTGAACCATAGCAATATGATGGGCACGCATTACTTCCGTACGGGCAAGTAATTCAGCCCTTCTTTGTGCCGGAATAAATCTTCCTAAAGTATCTTTAATTGCCAACGTACCCATACCTGTACCATCAATAACAGCAACCAATTTTTTCGCAAGTAAAGTTGTTCCATCGCCATCTATCATTCCTTGTGAAAGCACCTGGGATATTTGATTACTCATTGCACTGGTTATTCCTTTTAATCCTTCAAATGTTCTTGTATACAATACACCCACTACATCCATGTTAAAAGGTGTTGACATAGATGCTTCAACACCACCTGTTTCATTCATACCAGGAACATTATAACCAGCCTTCTTTAATTCATATCGTGCCCTTAACAAACCCCGTTTATAACTATCAGCTATCCATCTATCAGTCCAAGCTTGATTTATACTACCACCAATTCTTTGCATTGTTTTAACCTGTAACAAATCATCATCAATTTGTTTATTCAACCAATTCATGAAATTCTCTACTTTCTGTTGACTGGTAGCAAAATCAAAAGCATGCCAACCCGGGCTACCCGGTAAAACAATAGCCTGTGCAATTAACTGTTTTTTCAAACCAAAAACATCATCCTGAATAATTGCCTTTCGTATAGATGCCTTTAACTTGTAAAACTTTGCATTCATAGCCTTTACAAACGCATTCTGCAAAGGTAAAGTCTTTGAAGGGTCAACGCGTCCATAATAAGTTCTACTTTGTTTAGAAGCATTAATAATCGGTATATCAATAACTTTTTCCATTTTATTATTCTTCTTGTATATTCGGTGGACTTTGTAAACCTGTACCTTGCATCTGTGTAATCTGACTCAATTGTTCTTCTGATAAACCAAGGAAAAACTTCAAAAATGCCTCAGGCGAAACAATACCTTCCGACATTGGTTGTGAAGTATAATCTTTTAATGCAGTAGCCCTTTGAACACCAATGTCAACCCTATCTTTTTCTGACAACAAAAACAAATCTTCCCAAACAATTTCATAACCATTTTTAGGTTCCGGCAAAATACCAAATTTTATCAATCTGTCTAAGAATGGTCGCAAAATCATTTCTGTTGCATAAGTATTTCTCCTGTTTTGAATCAATTCTTTCCATTCTTGTGTATCCTGTGTACTGGCCAATTTAGCCCTTTCACTACCTATCAAAATTCTTTTTGGTATACCTGTTTCTGCACTAATAAGTTGTAATTGTATATCAATATGATTAATTGGGTCTGCCACTTGTTGTGCAAGTGCCTTGTATTCAATACCTTCATTAACTAAAAAACGTCTCAAGTTATGTTCATACTCATCCAATTGTTTTTCCAAATCATCAATCATTTCATCTGTTAATTGGTAATCTTTATCAACATTTCCAGTATAACCAGGACGGGCACCACGCCAAAACATTTCAGCGTCACCCCCACTAATCTTTTCAATGTCCATTAATCGATTATATACAGCTTTTAATCTTGGTATTCCTTCTAACTCATTGTCTAACACTTCATCAACCACATGAATAACCCGAGTCCAATGAATTGGTATATCTTTACCCCCAATTAGGTAATTCAAAGGTAACCCAAAACGTGGGTCTTTTGGGTCTGTTATTGTTTTATTCACCTGTGCATTGTTTTCATTGTATGGTTTGATGAATATTAACTTTAGATTTTTACTTTTTTGAATTGGTTTAGACCAACTATCTTGTGTAACTAAATCATTAGTCCCCAACAATAGAACAGCATATTTACCAATTCCAACCATTTTATCTAATCGTGTAAAAACAGAACGAAGCTTAAACTGTTTTTTCAATTCATCCACTGCAAGTTCAAACTGTGTTTTTTCATTCCCTTCTTTTTCTAAAATTTCCTGTACATTCCAACCTTGCCCCTGCCATGTTGCCTTAACTGGCTTATCAATTATTGCTTTCGCTATTTCTTGACGCGAATAACGATTATAATAATCCCTATACCTAATAATCTGCGGATAACCAAGTGCATTGAATAGATTTCGAGCTCCATTGTAATTATCCCAACCAAACTTATTGAAAAAATCTAAACGCCCTGCCAAAGCCGACATAATTTGCAACCTACTAAATCTTTCCAAAACATTTATTTGTCTTGTTTTGTCATTTGTTTTTTCCATTATCGTATCCTCCTAACTTGTTTTTTTCTAACTAACGCATGAAAAGCACCTGAGGAAGCATCCACCTGGTCTTTATATGTACCATTTGGAAAATATTTCAATTCATCAATATAATCTTTATTCCAAGGTGCTTGCATCAAATATACATTACCTACTTCAACTTGTACTGAATAAGGGTCAGCCCTATATACTTTATCTCCTGATGGTCTTTCTGCATATACACGAAAACCAGCTAAATTTCGTATTGTATTTTCTGCACTTTCTTTTCCACCACTTCCAGGTTCTTGTTCAATCCAAATCTCAACATGAACACCATCAGCCTCTGCAGTTGCTCTTATAATTCGTTCACGTTCCCCTGTTGACCATTGACCACGCTTAACATCCTCAACAATAAATTTTCCATTACGCAATTTGGACATCTTAACACCAACCGTATAAGCACCACCATCTTTTGTCCCTGCCTTATCCCAGTATCTAACTGTTTGTACATAGTTAACTTCTGCAAATGGATGAGTTATATATTGAAACATATCTACTTTAAACATTCCCCCTGTTAATGGAACCGGATTTTGCCCTATTTGACCAGCATAACCATATTGACCTAACTTTTTTCGCATATTTTCCAAAACCAAAAAAGGTAACCGATTTGGGTCTAATAAACCATTCTTATAATTAATTTTTAAATATGCAGGTTTTAACACTTTTTCATAATTAACAATTTCACCTGGTAAACAAATATGTTTTACCGGTGTTCCTTGTTTTAGTATATGACCTGTTGGGTCATCCTGGTTTAATCTTTGCATAATTAATATCATAACAGAAACCTTTTTATCAATTAGCCGTGTTGATAATGTTTGATCAAGCCAATTATTAACTGTTTTTAACATTGTTTCTGACATCGCTTGTTTTGGGTTAATCGGATCATCAACCAATAACAAATCACCATGAAATCCAGTTAACGTTCCACCCACCGATGTAGTGTATCTACTACCACCATTTTTTATACTGTAAGCTTTGCCTTTGTTAGTCCGTAACTTCCTGATAACCTGAAAGTTGGATTTTGTATCTTTATCCACACGAATCATCAATTCCGGATACATCTCCCTAAATTTATCGCTATCAAGTAAATCCCGTACCTTATCACTAACTTCCATAGACAAAGACGAAGAATAAGAAGCACTGGCAAATTTTAACTTAAAATATTTAGTCCATGCCCATGCATTCAGCATAATATTAACAATAGTGGTTTTAGTAGTTCCAGGAGGTACATTAATTATTAAATCATATAATTTTGGTTTTCCTGCCGCTACCCTTTCTACTACTTTTTGTAATTCATCACATAAATATTCTATATGCCAATTATCCTGTAATGATGTAGTGGAAACTTCATCCCAAAAATATCTAAAAAAATGATAAAACCTTTTATTATTTAAATTTCTTTGGATGGTTAATGGATTTAATAAAGCCTGTTTTACCCTTTCCCTTTGGGGAGGTTTTGTACGAATCATAGTTCCCACTGTAATAGGAACTTGTTCAGGAAGTAATATATCAGCTTGTGGTAACATGATTTTCTTCTTCTTTTTGATATTGTGTTATATTATCATTGGAATCTATTTCTTCTGCTTCCTGAACATCCTGATTTTCCGGTATTTGAACTAATTTTTTATTGGTTCCAATTTTCCCTGTCAATTTTTGAAGCAAAAGCAATTCTTTTTCCGATAAATCGGATAAATCCAATGTAGCAAGGTCTAATGCCTGTTTTTCCTGCCATTCCAATGAAAAATCCACACGATCAGACCAGGTAAATTCATTCATTCTGGTCCTATTTTTTAACCAAAATATGGCAGCCTGTGTATCAGGGGGAAAATATTTCATCATTTGCACAATTTCTGATTGTTTATTTTTGGAAATAATGACCTCCACCGGTTGATAAAATCCGGTTGCTTTCCGATATATAGCACGTGCCACATTGGCATCTGCAATACGTTGACCCTCCCGTAATGATTCCAATAATTCAGAATGTTGCATTATCCATTTTTCAAAACTATCCACCCGAATATGAAAAGCTGCTGCAATTTCCCGTCTGGTCAACCCAAGTAAAGCCAAACGATGTGCCATTTTTGGATGAAAATTCGGATCATATTTACTTTTTGGACCAGTTTTTCCCGTTATTGGTTGTAATTTTGGTTTTCTTGTTCTAATCATTTTTCCATTTTTTGGTTAACCCTTAAAAATTTTGGTTAGCCAAAAATAAAAATTTCATAAAAAATAGCAACCTGAATTTTTATTTTAGTTTAAAAATAAAGCCTATTTTGAACATATTTTTAATTAACAAAGCAAAATAAAGCGATTTAAACAATTGATATAGCTTTTCAATATAAACTATTGACCTAATAATAAAAATGCCGGAAATCGCTATTTCCTCGCATCAAGGCATAAAAAAAGCCGGCTTATAAATGCCGGCATTTATAATAAAACAAATAAATTAATCTTCCAAATGTAACACCCTTATAAAATTTCCAGTTTTACCTCCACGTGGAGCATCATTTCCAAATACATATTTAACATTAAGCAAATCCAATAACCTACGAACATCATATGTATAATCCAAAATACGGGTAAATCTTCCGGTACCGGAAACAATAGCCGGCCAAATTGTATTTGCATGAACCTGTCCGAAAATAGTTTGACCATCAGCAATTGCCTTTACTAATTGGTATGCCTTAGCATTTTTACTACCGGTATACCTTTTTTCCAACCTTTTTTTAATTGTAATGCGTTTCATGACTTTTTGTTTTTTGGTTAATTACTAATGCAAATATACTATCATTTGTTACCAGAAATCAAGTTTTTTGATACTTTTTTTCATCATTTTTGTTAATTTATACTTATTCTAAGTAACTAACAAAAAAACCTATCATAAAATTAACAAATCTTTTTCACTAAATAACTAAGTACACTAAATACTAATAAATAAACTAAAAACAATCAATTTACTATTACATAAAATAACTATACTACCCTTTTATTAATTATCCCACTACCAACTACATATAAACGTAATATTATATGCAATTAAGAATTAATCAACGCAAAAGCATCTTCGTTAGATATAGGCATTAAATTGCTATATCCATCTTGAAAATTTAATCTGAAGAATTTACCATTCTTTACTTGAACTAACATAATGTACCCGGTTAGATTTAACGGGTCTGATACTACAAATTGTTTTATTATTTCCATAATTCAAAAATTTATTGTTAATCATTTAATATCTTTTAAGCATACACTAAACTTATATATATTAATTATGTGTAATATTAAATTCTATCGCCTGCATCATCGTGAAATAAATCATAACCAGGTTCTGCTTCATCATTAATTTTTGCTTCTATTAAAATATCATCGGGTATATCAACAGAATTAACATTTTCATTCAACCATAAAATATATGAAACGTCTTCATAATCAATTAATATTTCTCTAAATGTTTTTCCCTTATATTTTCCAAATGTTAATTTTTCCATATAATTAAATTTATTAGTTAATAATCACATTCCTCAAACAACACCATACACGGATTGTTAATATACAATAAGGCACCCTCCTCAAAGTACTGCTATTTGCTTCCGAATAGGACGCCACCGCTTGCCCTTCTGCAGTAAACTGACAACCAACTCCAGATATAGTTCATGGGTTGCTATTTGTTATTTTAAAAGGCTTAGAATCTAATTGCCCCTGATGATAAATAAATATAGCCCCAACAGCCATAATTACACATTTTAATAAATAATCCCAACCAGAAAGATTATTAGCAAAAAATTTATCAGCAAAAACTATAATTAAAATACCTAACATAAGTGGACTAAATAATTTTCTAACAATGTATTTCATATTCATAGATTTTTAATTATTTTGTTTAATTTACTTTTTTTTACTAACAAATAACGAACAACTGCAGTAGCCGGCAAAGGACTGGGAACCCACCTTGAATAAAGATAATAACCATACTTAGCAAAATAATTTAATACAGTTATTTGATTACAAAATTTAGCACCATGAACCTTACCCCTTTTATTATATACTGGTTTAACCCAATAATTATAACAACTTCCTACATTCATAGTTACTTCTATTCCTCTATATGGACCACCAGAACTTAAACTTGTTACATACATCGTAATAGAAATATACTTAACATTCAAAGTTTGCAAATTTACCGATTCCTGACCAATAACAAAAATTGGTAAAACCAAAAATAAAAAAATAACTAACTTTTTCATATTCTTATCGTTTATTTTTTCGATTATCTTGTTTAACACTATCAACAGTCATACCAACAACCTCAAACAATTCTGGATAATTGAAACTTTTTAAATACCTCTCGGCATCTTTTTTATGAAAAAACCAATAACCTACATATACTTTTTCATCATCAAAAAAAGTTATTACATCTTCAGGAACCAAATTGTCTTTTTGAGTAGCACCTTTCCTTTTTATTGTATACAAACGTAGTTTTGCCATATCATTTATTTTTTAGATTATTAATATTTTCATTTTATTATACATTTCTAAACCGTAAATCACAAAATTGCAAAATATAATAAATAGCTGCAATCCAAGCCTTATACTCACTGTTATAAAACGCAGATGAACAAGCATATACACAATAACGTCTTTCCCTTACATCAAAAACATAGTATAACCAATTTTGAGACGTTTTACGCACATTTAAACGATAGCCATATATATTTATAAGCCACTTCCGAATATCTTCGATTGTAGCCTCTTTATAAGCCTTTGTATAGCCAAAACGTTTAATAAAATTAAACAAACGTAAATCACCAAGTTTCAACATCTTCTTAATAAAATTGAAGATAAATAACAGGGAATCCTTTTTCAATAGTTATATAACTATTGTACATTGTATTCACCCTTTCCTTACAAAATTCTTTGGCTGTATCAATCAATTCTTCAATATTCACAATATCTAAATTACTACTATTTGAAATGATACGTAACCACTCAGAATTATCATTTCTAAGAAATCTAAAACTACTTAAATTAACTGAATGAAAAAATTCAATATTCAATCTAATTACATTTGCCTTTGTTTTCATGACTTTATGTTACTATAAGGATTTAAAAAATCTATCATAATTTTCAAACTGAGTTGAATAATAAAAATACCATTTATTATCCTTTGGAAGTTCAATTTCCGATTCATAAAAACCATAAATAATACCAGTTATTCCTGCAACCTTAATTTGATGAATAAGGCGTTCTTCATTAGTTTTGATTTCACTTGCTTGATTAAAAAGACTTACTTGCTTTTCTAATGCCTTTTCAATTTGTTCAATTTGTTTTTTTGTTGCTTTCATGACTTTTTATTTTTAAATTATAATGCAAATATACTATGATATTTTACAAAAAGCAAGTATTTTTTAAAATTTATAATCATTTTAAATAAGAAAACAGATAAATAGTCTAAAGAATAGAATAATACCATTTACCAACTTTACGTGATTTTGTACATTGTCTTTCCATATACTCAATATCATTCAATTTAGTTATAAAGCTTTCTTCTTTTCGTGGAATATTAAACAAGGTAATTTCGTAATAATTAACATTATTAGAAACATAATTTTGTTCCTTTACATTTTCAGGAATCATAAAATAAGCAAGGCGACGAAAAAGAAAAAACCCTTTTATGACACGTTCATTATTAATAATATGAACCAATCGGTATACTGGAAAACCAGAAACAACAGGAATATTTTTTCTTTGCATAAATCAAATCTTTGACATTATCAACTTTGGTTGAGCAAATGTATATTTAACATACTTTATCTTCTTCTTCTCTAACTCTAAACCAACATTATACACCAATTCATCAATTTCTACCCTTACTTGTTCATTAACTTGATATTGCATGGCAAGTATTTCAAAAGCTCTTTGTATTGCATGGTAACTATGATTAGTTGTTAATTCACCCACGTATTTCAAACTTACACCCGTAAACCAATACAAAACATACCACCAATAACGCCTTAATTTGATAGCCTCATAATTATTTTGAATATTTAGAAAAGAAAAATTTTTTGAATATGTTTTTAAAATTACATTCTTTATAACATAGGCTATTTTATATGTTTTAATTGTTGGTACTAAATAACCCCCAAAAATGTTTAATTTTTGTAAACTTTCTAAACTCATCTTTGCCCTATCTTTTTTCTATTCAAAGAAACAAAACGTAATCGTACATAAAAACTACGAAGTTCTGTAACCTTAACAAAAATTTTTGCATGATTAAGTTGTTTAAATTTTAACGCTATATTTTTATCTTTTGTAACATCCAATTTTTTATTCTTCAACCATATACCTTTTTCCAACTCAATGATATACATAACAAATTATTTTAATTCAACATAACTTTGCCCATTTCTTTGACGTACAACAAATAATCTATCTGCCGCTTCAGTCAATTCCTCTTCATGAGTAACAATAATAAATTGAATATCTAACTGATTAGATAACTCACTAATAATTAATGATGCTTTTTCTTGTAAATCTTTACTTAAAAACCGTAATGGTTCATCTAATATGATTACATTTCTCAATTTTGGCCTTTTCATAGACCAAACAGCAACCCTCAAAGCAAAAGAAGCTAAATCAACAACACCACCCCCACTTGCTTCCATAGGAGAAAATTTCTTACCATCCCTAACAAAATATAAATCACATTCCGTCTTATTACGCCGTTCCACAAATTCAATTTGCAATTCATAAGAATCCTCTCCAAAAACTGCTTTTAATGCGTTAGTAACCACATGAGAAATATGATACTGCAAACTTTTTTGAGTTTCCAAACCAACTACACGAGCAATTTGTAATGCTTCATCTATATCATTTTGTTGAATAGATAAATTTTGCAATCTTTTCCGGGATTGTTTTATCAAATTAATTACTTTATTTTGTTGTCCTTTTAAATGATTGACTTTGGCAATTAATTTAGTAATCGAGATATTTGCCGTATTGTTCCATAATAGTGTCATAATCTTTTCCAATTTGATTTTCCAAAATTTGTAAATCTTTTTGCATAGACTTTAATTCCTTTTCCGCTGCACCAATAGAATCAATTCCAAATTCATCTTTTAACGTTTTTAACAACTGCTTCTTTTCCCCTTCTAATTGTGCCAATTGTTGTTCTGCATCTTTAATTTTTTCTTGTAATTGCAAAAGCTTATTTGTATCCATAATTATAACTAATTAAATGTTTTCCAAATATAATCCTGAACCCTCTTTGGTATTTTATTTGCTGCAAAATACACCCGTAAATTATTTGCATAATCCAAATCAGACTTAAATTCCCCTTGTAAACCCGAAATAAACGCTTGTACGTCCATATCTTGCTTTATTGGATGCCTTATATCCTGCACCCATACATCTTGCCGTATAGGCAAAGGAATTAATTCAATTTCTTTAGTTTCCAAATCATATAAAAATACCTGTGGTTGAAAATCTTTTTGTTGACTGGTTAATCGCATCATACTACCAGGATTAACCAATAATTTATCCCCAAATTTAACAAAAAAAGATTGGTGATTATCCCCCGTCACAATAACATCAGCTAAATCTTTATACTTACGCAAAATACGCACGGCATTTGTACCTATATCAGCTTGCCAAGTTTCTACCTTTCCAGGCTTATATACAAATTTATGCCAAACCAAAAACCGGGTATTACCAAAAACAATAATATCTTGTTCATTTGGTTCCCTGTCCCAATGACATCCAGATAATACCTTCAAAACACCAGCTTGTTGTAAGGTATAAATACCAGTCATTTCTTTCAATTCTAAATTATGTTGAGGTAAATCATGATTACCATACAAAGTATAAAATTGGTCTGGTAAATACCCAATTGTATAAGACAATAATCGAGGAGAAGGTTTCCAATGATCAAATAAATCGCCAGCATGAATAACTGAACAATTATACTTTTTTTGCAATTTAGAAATAAAATGTACCTTTTCCCACATATCATTCCAAAAAGACCCTGTACGAGATATCGGGGTCTTTTCACGTAAATGCCAATCACTGGTTAAAATCACCTTCATCTTTCATGTTTATTTTGATTGAATTATTCATAAGTAACTCTTTTCCCATCAACCTTATACCAGCTTCTACTATCTCTTCTGGTTTTGGATTTACCTGACGATGTAAACTAATCAAAAGATCAATTAACATTTCCCGAGAAACTTTTCCAACAATTCTTTGAATTTCTTTATTTTTCCCGTCACCCCTCACATACAAAAACGCAGTAAAATTCATTTCTTGCAATTCTTGTTCCGATATACTATCAGTAAAATCAGGTAACAACTTTTTATACAAATCCAAAGTTTCCATTAACCTTTTCATCAAAAATTTACCCTCTATATCTATATCTTTGTAATTTTTATTTTCCATAATTACTATTTGAAATGTTCCATCAAAGCTTGTAACATATGCAAAGCATCTTTCTTACCCATTCGGGCTACCTTTCGTAAGGCTACCGGTTTTTTCCCAATTCTTTCAACAACCATAACCATAACAGCCAAATTATCAACTCCCTGATGAACAGAATCTTTATACTTTTCAATCAAAGGTAAATCATTCTCAACATCATCAATTGGACAAATTTTATCTACGAAATCTTCAATATCTTTTTGTAAGATATCATTAGTTAATTCTAATTCTTGCATCATTTTTAATTTTTTAATTTATATAATATATTATACAAAACAAATCTATTTACTTAATGAGTACATTTAGAAACTTGACAACCACATAACGGACAAATATCAGGAAATTCCCTGTTAAATAGTTGTTTAAGTTGATTATGAGTAGTATACTGTATTCTCCAAACTGAAATATTATCTTTCAATTGTAAAATTAATTTTTGCAATTTCTTAACTTTTGTTTGCAAATTAACATATTGATTCCAATTTTCATTTAATAAAATAATCTTATTTTTAGCAGAAAGCAAATCTTGATATCCGGATATTTCTTGTTCCAAATTCCAGAAATCATTCTTTATACGATACAATTTTTGTTTACGAGTAATTAATTTTTCCCAATCTTGTCGTTTCTTTATTAATTTTTTAACCTGCGGACTTATCTTTAATATTTTTTGCTGTACAACATAATTTCCTTCGATTTCCCGGACTTTATTAATTAATACGACCAAAGTATTAATATTGCGTTTTAATTCGTCTAATCGCTTTAATTTAGCTTGTAAATTTTTTACCTCTTTTTCCAACCCTGGTAAAAAAGAATATTGCTTCCGCTGTTCCCGATATTCTTGTAATTTTGCTTTTTCAAATTTATATTCTTGGTTTACTTCAAATAACTGATGATTTAATGACTTTAATGTAGTATGAATTTGCTCCAAATGAGCTACTCGATTAAAAAATAAAGCAACCTCGCCGGGTGTATTAGAAAATAAAAAAGAATTATCCATTTGATGTTGAATATTTACTTTATCCAAATTCAATAATTCTTTAACAGAATCCGGCACATCAATTTTTAATGCTTTTAATAATAAATTATCATTAATAATATATTCATTTTCATTTTTGGTTCTTTTTCTTTCAATTTTTCCATTATCTAAATCTAAAATAACCCGAGTATCACCACCCCAATAACTCCTAAATTCATCTCCTGATGGACGATTAAAAACAAGCCAACGAATAGCCCGTATAATAGCAGTTTTTCCTGAATCACTTGAACCCAAAATAATATTAACACCAGGATGAAAATCAAGTTCAGTTTCTTTATGACTTTGAAAATTTTTTATTCTAATACTTTTAATCATTTTGTTCTTTTTAACAATTTTGTATGATACAACGTTTTCTCTGTCAAATGAAGTAAATGTAAAGCATCAGCCTCGTTATCATCATTACCCAAATAATTATACAGTTTCTTGGCAGCTTCAATCATTGCAAGTTTACCACAATTACCTTTTCCCGTAGCGAATTTTTTTATTTCAGACGCAGAAAAAGCTATATATTCCAATTCATAATCAATAACAACACTTTCAATAATCCCGATTATTTTAGATTGTGTAATAATTGCCCTCGTATTACGCCCCGCCGGACGTTCATAAGCAATCACTTTTATTTCCGGATAAGCTTCTAATATTTCAGTTAATTTACTTCGAAAACGAATCAATTTCATACCCCAACTTTCATCCGTCCTGGTATGTAGATTCCATGTACCGTAAATTTCCTTACTCAAAGCCCAACCACTTATTGTTGCAGGATCAATCGCCAGTATTCTCATTTTTTAATTATTTTCTTTATTTTTATACATGTTAATCAAACCAGCTATCCATTCTGATTGATTAATTAATTTTTCAACTTGTTGATAAGTAATTCTTTCACTTCTTGCTTCTTGCATTAACAAAACCTTCTGTAAAGCTAATGTTAATGTTCCTTGCAATTTTTTAAGCTGTATACCATACTTCTTAGATATATCCTTTTCTTCATCAAATCTTTCAAAAGCCAAATCAATAGCCACTACAAAATAATGCAAAGGATACTTAACAAGCATTCTTTGAACCCTACTATCTTTCTTTTTTTCTTCCACTTGCAAATTTTTTTTCAATTAATTCCCACAAATCAATTACCTGTTCCCGTAAATCTTTTTCCCATCCATTCTCTTCAATAATTTGAATAGATTTTTCCAAACTTCGATCCAAATTCTCACCATTAAATGTATATACTGACGAACCATTATATTGTTTAATAAACTTTAAATTCTCCCTAATATCATCAATTCCATAATCAAATAAAATAGTTAAATCTGCTTCCCTATATGGTGCCCAAACAGAATTTTTAAACACTTGTATTCTTGATGTAACACCTATTACTTTTTTAATTTGTTTTCCTTTTATTGTAACTACTTTTTTAATTTTTTCCAACAAATTTACTTTCAATCGAACAGACGAATAAAAACCAATCGCTTCACCACCCGGAGAAACATATTTCTGACCAAACATGCCGGCATTTGCATTAATCCTAACTTGATTGGAAGCTACTAATAAATAATTTTTTTGCTTCAAAATACGAGCAGTTTTACGTAATTCCTCAGAAAATTCTTTTGCCCGACGCATTCCCATCTTATCCCCCTCTTGATTATCCATTTCCAAATTAGTAGATAATGCAGCTAATGAATCGGCCATAATCCCATTAATTTTTGTAGGGTCATTTGGTTGCCAATTACGAATTGAGGAAAAAACTTCCGGAATAGTATCAGGAGTAGTATAATCCATTTCATCAATTTGCAAATCAAATAAACGAGCAAAAGTAGTATTCAATCTTGCTTCCGGGTCATGAAAGAGAATACCCCCACCTAATCGTTGAATATTACCGGCAATTTCACACAACATAACAGTCTTTCCAGAACCAGATGGACCGAATATTTCCACCATAATACCACCCAGTAAACCACCCCCACGAATACGACCACCAGAAATCGCCAAATCTAATAAAGTAGAACCAGTTGAAATAACTTGTGAAATATTTCCATCATATTGAAAATTTTTATCATTAATTTGGGAAATACTATTACTTATTTTTTCTGCTAAATTTGTACGTCGTATCATTTAATTATATGGTTTAAAATATAATCTTCATCTTGTTTAGTTAATCGCAAAATAGATAAATCAATTTTTACACTCTCTAAAAAATCATTAAATTCAACATCAATTAAATTAATTTTTCCTTGTTCAATTAAAGAATTTCTCTTTTTAGCCCAATTTGATGAATAATTTTGGGTAATAGCTATTCGAGCTTCCTGTAACTTATTAGAATAATCACTAAAATAAGTATGAAGAACTACCCGAATCAAAGCTGACCGGGTAGTTCCTGAAGCTCTTTTCAAAAGATTCAAACGATAAACATCCTCTTTTGAAAGATAAACACCAATAAAATCAAAATTTTTTATTTTCATTTTTTCCTCCATCAATTAGCTTCTTTTTTTTCAATACAACTATCCCAAATTTCACAAGTATCACATTCTTCAAATTTATCGGTATCTATTCCAAATTTATGACCATATGGACAAATATGTTCATTAACTTGCATTTGTGATTCTTCCATTTTTTCCGGTTCCTCTACTTGCTTTTCAACTACCAATTTTTTACGTCTAATCGGTTTCTCTTCTTTCGGTTGCAATTCCTTCTCCTGATGAATAATTTTTTTCCGGCGTCTGACCAATTTTTCTTCTTCCGGTTCCTCTATTTCCTCTTTAATTACTGATTTCCGGCGTCTGACCAATTTTTCTTCTTCCGGTTCTTCCTGTTCTTCTTTTAATTGTTTAACATCATCATCATCCAATTCAAAGAAAAGTTTTGTTAATTCATCATAAGATATTTCATGCAAAATTTCATCCAACTTAGGAACTTTACTTAAAATATCATCTTCATACACCGCATCCCTCTCCAAAAAATCAATACGACTTGCTTTTGCAAAAGGTTTTCCCCCTCCAAATGAATCACTATCAAAACGAATTTTCAATGTATATCCTTCCTCCAAATCCGGAAAAGCAGCCATATCCGGATCTTCATTTAATTCATCATCCAGTAAATCCTGAAACAAATAATGAGACATATCCCAAATATGAATTTTTTCATCAAAATCTTTATTCCCAATAGGAATAATAACATAAAGTATACGTTTAGAAGTTTTTAAAACATCAGTTTCCGACTTTTCAGCTCCTTCCCGAAATAATTTTGCCCGATATTCACAAATTGGACATTTTTTACCAAAACTTGTAGGACAAATAACTGTACTCTTTTCCGGTCCAATATTACGATGAATCTTAAAAGGACGCCTATACCAATAAGTACCCGGAACAGCAATTTCATTTTCATCATCACGATCAGGATGTTTCTCAACAGTTACCTGATATGGTAAAATATCTATTAATACCCTACTACCAGGTTTTGGGGAAAAAATAGGAATACCATGAGGTAAATCCAAATACCCAAATCCTGTTGTTTCATTTTTTGCTTTTTCTGCAGTTTTCCGAATTTTATCACGGAAACCCATTCTTTTTTTTGCCATTTTAATTTAATTTTTAGTTATACAATCTATTTTTTACGTTGCATCATTCTTGAAGCAATCACTTCATTTACTCTTTTTTCCTTTGCTTTTTTCTCCCATTCCCGATTTATATTATTAGGAATTGAAGGACCAGCAAAATACTGTTGACCAAATAATCGTACCAAATTTTCCAAAGCACTTTTCCTATGGTCCATTGCATCAACTGCAGCTTGTGCCACATTTTGTTCATATTTAGAATTAATTACATCTAAATTTGCCTCAATATAATTCGGTTGTTTTAATATAGTATTAAAAATAACTGTTTCAGTCAATTTAGTATTTATTTCAAAACTTTCCGGATTTTCTCGAATTTCCCGATCTAATTGTGCTTTTACTAATTCTAACTGTGTCTTTGCTTTTTCAACTCGCCTCTTCCAAAAAGCCAAATTCTTGGCATATTTCAACATCAACATAGGTTGCTCTAACCATTCCAAATCTAACGCATCCTGGTCAATTTCAATGTCATGTTCATAATCTAAATTTTCCATATCTAATCAAAATTAAATTTAAAACGTTCTTCATTTTTTTGCATACATAAAACAGCATATTCATTTAACACTGACTTAGGTAATTCCCGCCAATCAAACTGAGCCTCTTCCATAGCATAGAAAAGTAATTCTTTACCTACTTTTGCTGTTGAAGGAAAAGCCGAATCCGCAGGATAAAGTTTTTCAATTACATCAATTAATTCCTGTTTTGTCTTCATTTCTACATTTATTATATAAAGTTAACAATCTATCAGAATATATTCCCATACTAAATTGCCTACCTAATACACCACAATTCTTACATTTATATACCCAAACATTTTGTCCATGTTTATCAATTTTTTCTTTTATTTTTTGCCAATCATGTACACCATTATGTAATCTATCAATAAACATTAATTAACTTTTCACTACCGTATAACAAGCTAAAATCAATCGAGCAAATCCACCAGAATAAAAATAATCAGAAAATTCATCAATAACAATTGCAGCCCGATCACTTGTTTTATTAAGTAGCACACTTTGGGAATAACCTAAAACATGCCGGCGAATACTTTCCGGGTCTTCATCTTTTAATCCTTTCAAAATATTAGAAACCTTTTTCCAAGGACTACCATCAATAAGTGCCCGACACAATTCAATACTTTGTGATTGTGCTTCCGCTGTTTGTTTTGCTATTTGCAATCGTTGGTCTTCCGGAGAAGCCAATACTTTTTCCAAAATTTGCAAAGCATTACGCGGATGACCAAAACTATCCTGAATTATTTGCTCATATACCAATTTTTGCAAATTTTCCCCCTCTTGCCGGACCACTCGACGAAGCAAATGCATCATTTCATTATCATTGAAAACCTTCACTTCAAAAATAGTAGTCCTACCTTTTATTGTAGAAATCAATTTTTGAGGGTCAGTAGTAGCCAAAATAAAATAAACATGTTTTGGGGTATCCTCCAATATTTTTAACATTGCATTTTGAGCATCATTACTTAATTTATGACATTCATCCAAAAGAAATACCCGACATTTACCATTCATTGGAGCATATTGCGCCCGTTTCCGGATTTCACGAATAGTATCAATCCCCCTAAAATCAGCACTATCAATTTCAACAAAATCACCTCCCGCACCCAATTCATCAGCTATAATACGAGCAAGCGTAGTTTTGCCACAACCTGTTGGTCCAGTCAATAAAGAAGAATGAGGAAATTTACCAGTTTTCAATAAACTTTTAATAGTATAAACAACCGCTTTATTTCCAATAACTTCATCAAAATTTTTTGGTCGATATTTCAAATATAAACTCATAATCTTATTTTTATTATTATACAGTAAATTTAATGATTCATTTTAAACTTCATACTCATATTTATCAGCCCAAGGTTTATCCACGTCTGTTATTTCAAAAGAAATGTCTAACGGGACAATAATCCAATCCCAAGTAGCAGGTAATTGTTGAGTAGTGATTTCCCTTATTTTTTGATAAACTTTTTGCAATTCATTCGGGTTAACATCCAAAACCATAGCATCATGAATCTGACCAATTAATTTAGTATCCATATTATTTTCAAACAACCACTTATCCATCTGAATAAAACTCCAAAGTAAACAATGAAATGCAGCGCCTTGTACCGGATAATTGATAACTTGATTGCGTCTATAAATCCCCCTATAACGAAAACCAGTCAATGAATCAAAATAACCTTTTCTTTGATAAGCTGCTAACCACCGGTCTTTCCATTGTTGATATACCTTAAACCGACGATTCCAGAAATCATCTTCAACTTGCTTTATATGATTTTCAAACTGGTTATAATTTTTTATACCCTGGTTAATTAAATGTGAAGAAATAGGAATACCATTTGGTAAAGTCACTCCTTCTTTACCACTAAAACGGGAATGTGGTAACTTAGTCCATTTAGCCAAACTATCCGCACATCCAACATAATAATCACCATAAAATTGCGGAAAAACAAAACCATTTTTTGCCGCAGAACGTAAATACCCGTATTCTGGAATATGCCGGTCAAAATCATCAATCTTAAATAATTGTGCAGCTAAATCCCTGTGCATATCATTATGCTCACTGGTTAAATATTTTAACATTGTTGGGTCTTTATGATAACAAGCAGCGATAGATACTTCTAATTTTGAAAAGTCAGCTTCCATCAATAAATGTCCCGGACGAGCATAAATAGCCCTACGAACTGCTTTCATTGCTTCTTTATCCCGTTTTGGTATATTCTGAAAATTTGGCCTATCACTACTACTACGAAAAGTTATAACATTATGTAAATTAAAAAACGGGTGAATATATCCATCAACTTGTTCGCGTTCAAAATTCTCCAAATAAGTATCCCGAATTTTTTGTAATTTACGTATTTTCAAAATTAAATCTAATCCCAATACATCTATTTGTGATAATGTCTCATCATCAGTCTTTCCAAATCCTGCGGCCGTAGTATTAATTGGTTTTAATTTATACTTGTTATATAAAATGTCACGTAACTGTAAAGAAGAATTGATATTTATTTTTGCACCAAAATACTTTTCCCAATCTTTATATAATTTTGTCTGATGTAATTCCCGTTCTAAATGTTTAACTTTAAATGTAATACGCTTTTTTTCCTTATGTAAATAATTCAAATCAATACGCATTCCTACCTGCTCCGCCTTAGATAAAGCAAGTACCCCCTCATGAAATAACTCATACGCGTCTTTTTGAGTTAACTTACTCATACCCCAACTCCTTTCGTTGTTTTTGCATTAATTTAAAAGTAAATAAAGAATCCAACCCACAATACAACATCATTTTATGTCGGTTAATAGGATTAGAAATGATTTGTCTTATTTGATTTAATGCATTTGAGTCTTTTTCATCTTTCGATTTTAACCAATCTTCAATATCAGAATCATAATCATATACCCCAAAATTAACAAAAGTTTGAAATTTCAAACCAACCGTACCCGGAATATTATTAAGTAAATGAGCAGCCTGCATAGAATCCCAAAACCAACCTTTAACTTGAATACCAACAATTTGTCTCATCCAAAGATTTTCATATTTCATATTATGAGCAACCTTTTTTATTATTGGTTTTTCCATAATTCTACGCAATAACTTTAAATTCTTTATATCATTTGGAAAAGGGATAACAAAAGCCTGGTTAGGTGAAATAGCAAAAGAAATAATTTCAATAGAATGCCCTGGTTTATATGGTTTCAAACCAGTTGTTTCCAAATCAAAAGCAATTATTTCCTGTTTAAGTAAATGTAATAATAATTTTCGGACCGGTTGCACCCCTTCAATAATCTTAATCTTGCTTGTATAATCAATTTTATATAGTTGTAAAGCATTTTCTTTTGCCTTGCCTATATAATACTTAACTAATACCTCAATCTCTTTATACTTGCGGAAATTAAATAAATAATCCCTCCCCCAAATAGGTAATACAAAAGTTTGCAAATCAAAATCAGGTATCAAATAACCAACCCACCGGTCCAAAAACCCCAATCCTTTTTGCCAACGATTTTCATATAATACTTTTAATGGTAAATCACCAAAAGTAATAATAAGCCGTGGTTTTAATTTTTTAATCAATGAAATTAACTTAATCTGACAACTTTGAATAACTTTTGTAATTTTTGATTTCTTTGAAATATGACAAAAAACCGCAGAAGCAATAACTATTTCCTCTTCTAATAAACCAACTTTTTTCAAAAATTGCTTAAAAAAAGCACCTTGTGAACCTGACAATAATTTACCCCGCAAATCTTCTTTTTCAGTAGGGGAATCAATTAAAACCAAAATTTTACCGGACCCGGAACCAATAATTGGTATTTGTGGGGTCTTGCAATACTTAGATAATCCACAAGTCACGCAATTATTATATCCAACAAATCCAAAAGAAGCCCGTGATTCCTTTTTTGAAAATAATTCCATATCATTCAACTATTCAATAAGTGCAGCCGAACCATAATACCAATGATCTGTTTTAAAAGAAATGAAATTATTACCAATAACCATTATATTGACTTCTTGTAAAACAGCCATCAAAAAATTAGGATTAATTTGCATTTCCAACGGGTCAAAATTATACTTAACATTCAATTCTTCCTGAAACCAACCATTGTCAGTTTCGATTGAAACTTTAAGACGATTATTGTTAAAATACAAATTAACAAGCGGGTCAAATTTCAAAGTTTTAGAAAAAACCATTGCCTTTTCCAAAGTCACCGTCAAACTGGATGGAATCTTAACTTTGGGTCCTTCATTATTCAAAAAAGGAGTAAAATCAACAAACTCCGCATCGTATAATTTAACTGATAAAATTGCATTATCTGCAGTCTTAAAATATGCCCATTCTTTAACCACATAAATATGAGTCAATTCCAATACCAACAACCGGTCTAAAATATCCGCCGTAATAAGAAAATCAAAATCAGCTAACTTCTGACCAATATTAGCCTGAAATAAACGAAAACCATCAGTAGCCTGAATAACACCATCTGATTTAAAATTAACTGCTCGCAAATTCATCCGGGTCATATCCCGGGAACAATTTTCTTTTGCTTTTAAAAGTAAAGAAATAAACTTATCCCCTAATTTAATCCAATCAAAATCAATATCTTCAAACCGATCATATAATTCTAAGGCCAACGCAGAAACCGGAAAACCAGCCCTTGTTCTTTTTTGCTTACAAAGCAATTCATTTTCTTTTATTTTCATTTCCAATGGTATATCATTTTTTAATTTGCTTAAAAATGATTCAAAAATTACACCATCTGTCATTGCTTCAAAATCAAATTGCATAGGATACCTTGCAATCATCATTTCATTAAAAGCAATCAAATATTTTTTTGTAAACGCTATTTGACTGGCGTCTCCTAATATATTACTGGTTGAAATAGCGCTTTTACAAACGCTCATTGCGTCTCTTAATCGTTGCACCTCTTTTATTTCCATTTTTTTTATTTTTAATCATTTGTAATTGCTTATGATGAATGTTATCCTTTATTATATTGTAATAACTTAATAATCCGTGAGAATACTCAAAATCTAATAATTCTTTAATGTCAAATGTCCCTAAATAAATTTTCATAACTAAAAAAGCATATTTAATCCAGTAAATTTAAACCGCGTTGGATATTCCGGCATATGAGAAATTAAATCCTCATAATACTTAACATTGAATAAATCCCGTTGTGGATAATTATTAGAAACACCAGATTCTTTAATAAATTCCGCTAAACGCTTTTCCCTTTTACTTTTTGGTTTTCTTTCCGCCCAACGTATATTTTGACCATCTACTTTTGTGTCTTGTGAAATTTTACGAAAATAAGATTTTCCAACTTTGAACCCCATTTGATTGATATAATCAATCAAAAACTTCTTTTCTTTATCCGGTAAAGTAAATAAATGTTTTGCCAATTGTTTAACCTTTGGACTACGTGATGACACCCCAATAACCATAGCATCATGATAATCAAAAGACCCATTTACATATTTTGGAACTATAAGATTCCCCATACGAGCCTGTAATACCCAACTGGTTGAATCCACAGAATACCAAGGATAACGCCACATTAAATTTATACGCGTCATACCAAATCCATGAACTTTAATTTTTGGATAACCCTTTTCATCACAAATATAGTTAGTAAATAAATAATCCAAAAAATTAGTCACATTAGGAACCCTGACCATTCCACCAATACCAATAAAATCATACTTTTCAACCAATGGTTTCAAATATTTATCCGGATTTTCACCATAATGAAATACAGGTAACGGGTGTAATCCGGCTTCCTCCATAATTTGTAAATTTTTTAAAGAATTATCCGGATTATCAATATCATCTAAATTTGCATAGACATCAATTTTATCTTCATACTGCTTAATAAAATCAATGTAATCATAAATATCAATTGACACCCCCCGTGTTTTTGCGGAAAAAGCCCCAGAATCCAAAAAAAGTTGAATATTTTTCTCCATAACTTCAATGTAAAAAAGGTGTTGCACTAAACCACCAGGCTGCGCATAAAAATAACTAATCAATCGTGGTTTATTTTCAAAAACATTAATAAGTGGGTAATACTTTTGACTAATATTACCCACTACATAATTGCCTGATTGATAAAGTATCATGTTACTTGTTTATTAAACGCATCAATTCCTGCCGTGCTGCAAGGTCAGAACGAAAAACACCTTGCATAGATGAAGTAACCATTGTTGAATTTTGTTTTTGAACCCCACGCATTCGCATACACATATGTTGTGCTTCAATAATACAAGCTGCACCTTTTGGTTGCAAAAACTGCATCAAAGCAGTTGTAACTTGGTCACCAATACGTTCCTGTATTTGAAGACGTCGAGAATAAATTTCAACCAATCGAGCAAGCTTGGAAATACCAATAACCCGTTTATTAGGAATATAAGCAACATGAGCTTTACCTACAAAAGGTAACATATGATGTTCACACATTGAATACAATTCAATGTCTTTCAAAAGAACAATTTGGTCATACCCATCTGCAGCAAAAGTAGTCAGAATATCTTCCGGTTTTTTATTATATCCTGAAAATATTTCATCAAACATTTTAACAACCCGATGTGGTGTTTTTAATAAACCTTCCCGGTCAGAATTTTCCCCAATAATTTGCAATAATTGTTTAATAACTACTTCTTTTTCTTCTTTTTTCATAACTAATTAATTTTCATATTCAATTGGGTCTTTTAAACCATTTAATTCAAATGCTTCCAAACGCTCCACACAACTACCACACTTACCACAAGCAATAGCTTGGTCTTTATAGCAAGTCCGGGTGTATTCATAAGGAACTTGTAATGAATGTCCAATAGCTACCAAATCTGCTTTACTTTTTTGCAAAAAAGGAGCACGTAACATAATTTTTTGGTCTGTAGAATACCAAATTGCTTGTTGTGCAGCATTAATAAATTCCGGACGACAATCTGGATAAATATGATGATCACCAGAATGTACCCCTATATAAATGTCATAAGCACCAATAGATTCCGCAATAGAAGCCATAATAGAAATAAAAAGCATATTACGCCCCGGAACTACTGTTTTTTTCATAATTTCTGCTTCATAATGACCCTCCGGAATTTCCCCTCCTGAAAGTAATAAATCAGAAGAAACATGTTGAAAAATATTCTGCAAATCAATTTTATGTAATACCAATTTATGATTTTGAGAGTAATATTTCACTAACTTAGTAATAGCAATTTGTTCATACTTATTTTGTTTGCTACCATAAAAAAAATTACATATATGTAATTCAATTGATGGCACGTCGTTTAAAATACGTGCCATCAAAGTAGCGGAATCCAATCCACCGGATAAAGAAATAACAGCTTTTTTCATAATTAAGCTTTTACAAATTTACCATTTTCCAATTTTTTGACTTCAAATTTTTCCTTTGAAATCCGACCCGGTACTTGTACATTCACAGTTTTACGCATTGATTCCGGGTCACGTTCCGGAAAATTTTTCACCAACAAAGCATGAATCTCATCTTTGGAAATGCCTTCTTCATCAGCATCTTCAATTGCCTTAACAATAGTAGCAATAACTCCTACTTTTTTAACCAATTTTTCCTTTTTAACCGATTTTTCTTTCTTAGCCGATTTTTGTGCAGTAGCAATCTTTTCCTTTTTAGCCGGTGTCTCTTCTACTTCAACTTTTTCAGCAATTTCATACCAACCTTTTTCAGTCAAATAAGCAATAGTTGCATCAGACAAATTATCTTCCGGAACAATCATTTCAGCAGCTTCCTGAATTTTAGCTTCCACTTCTTTTTGAGGTGCTTTAATATCAATTGCCGGTTCAATTCCTAATACCTGATTTAGCTCTTTAGCTACTTCTTGATACTTTTTCATTTGTTTAAAATTTTAAAAAATTAATAAATACTTTTTTGATTAAATCGCTTAATCTTTGATATATTATACATAAAAAAATGATTTACGTTAACAAAAAATTAACATTATACCGATTTTTTATTATTCCACAAAACAACCTGTAATCGGTCTGTATACTTAAAACCAAAACGAATAGCTAATCTAACTACTTTCTCCCGAACATTTCTTAATTCTTCCCGCGTAGCACCCTCAGGCATTAACCAAACATTTTTTCTCGAAATTATTCCAGTTTCAATGTATCGAACCTGAATACCCATAACATCATCCAAATTACGTACAACAAACTTAAAAATAGAATTTGATAAATCATTCATATGAGACAAAACATCCTCCTTACAAATAGAAAGAAATGAATTACCAGAATTGATTAACTTTGGACTATTATTCCAAGCATCCACTAATAATTCTAACTCTTTTTCAGGCATCAATACAGCTTCATTTTCAACTTCAATAAAAGGTAAAAATAAAAGTTTTGCTTCTAACACACGTAAAAATTTAATTAAATTTTTTTGTTGTAACAAAGGACTACCACCAGTAATAACAAAATGAACACCATCTCGAAATAATTCAAAAATTTTAGTTTTTGACATTATATCAACTAATTCATCAACCCCAATAAAAAATCCATTTTTCCATATATCCTTTGTATCACACCAAGTACAATTCAAAGTACAACCAGCCAATCTTAAAAAAACAGCCGGATAACCGGCATACGGTCCTTCACCCTGAATTGTATCATAGAATAACTCTGAAACATTCAATTTTGGACCAACTATTTTTTGATTACGAGCAATTATACGCTCATACTCATTGGCATTAAAAACAACCTTACTCATAATTCAAAGTATTTTGCACTGGTTTTAGGTGTTTCCTTGACTTCAATAGAATAAAGTTCCGGATACTTATCACGCCAAACATCAAAAATAAATTTCGCAATATTCTCAGCACTGGGATTCATACCTATCGGTAAACGCTCATTTAAGTACCTATGGTCAAACAGGTCATCCAACCATTGTTTAAATTCAGACAAATCTCTATAATCTCGAATAAATCCAGCTTCATTCAAATTTTCACCACGTAATGTAATTGTAACATGATAATCATGTCCATGTAAACGCGTACAAGGATGAGTACTCGGCAAATGTTCTAACGAATGGGCAGCCGAAAACATAAATTGCTTTGAAATTTCATACATATCAATAAATTTTAAGTTAACTATTTCTTTTTAAAATCTTTATATCTTTATACATATAATAAACTATGTAAAAACAACCAAATGTAATAACAAACAAAAGGGTGACGGCAAAAATCGGAGGCTTGTTAGAAACAGCCAAACGGTAAGTCATGAAAGCAAAGCCGCCACCCAAAATTGTAAGAATACACAAAAATAACCAATCAAAGAAAACAATAAAATTTTTCATTTCACCAATTCTTTTAATTCCCTTTCTAAAGTTGTTACTTTTCTACGCAAATTACTAATAAGTTGGTCTTTTTCAATATCCAAGTTATTCTTTTCTGCGTATTTAAGATTGGCTTTCAAAACAGCCATTGTACTTTCCCAAAGTTTATACAACTTAACTATTTTATTAATTTTTTTGATAACTTCCTTCATAACACAAATATTTTCTAATTATTATACAAATTAATTTAACTTCCTTCAAAAATAACTGGTAATAACTGGGCGTCCACGTTTTAAATCTTGTAAAACATATACCATTTTATGAGTTAAACCCCCCTCCCTAACCAATAATTCATTTATACGCAAAACACCTAATTTCTTTTCCCGGCCACTTTTATCCTGACTCATTCCATACATTGCTGTTACATGGGCGTATTTACGTTTATCCTCCGAATAATTACTTAAACTTATAGTGTCAGAATCATATGCTTTCGCGTCTGTTTGAGTCGCTGTGATTAATAAACAATTATATTTTTGTGACAATCCACGTAATTGTTTCCATATTTCATTCTGAGACTGTCTAAAATCCCGATATTTATTACACACCAACAAATCAGCATAATCAATTATAATAATATCCGGTACATAATTATTTTCTAATTTCCATTGCTTTATTTGTTGGTCTATCAAAGAAACTGTTAATGTTCCATTAGAGTAAGTTAATAACTTAAATTGATGCTTATTTTTAATAAAAAATTTACGATACTTTATTTTTGCTTGTTTTAATGTTAATGGATTACCCAAATCAATTGGTTTTAATAACACTGTTCCCCAATTACTACTTTTAAATTGCTTACAATTATAACAAGCCTTGTATTCTGGTTGTTCTTTTATTGCCTCTATCAAATCCTCATATGTTACTTTTACCCGTAAATCTTGTGGCATGTAATTAGCATCTAAAAATAATCCAAAATTACATTCTCTTTCTGAACGATTACATTGGTCCAGTTGATTATATATACAATCCTTTACAGGAGTATATTGTTTACCTACAAATTCAGACATCGAACTTTTTCTTGCTAAATAAGTAGCAATACGGATTAATTGTTGATTTTGACTCATATCTCCGGCCTGTATAAATAATACCTTACGATGTTGATGCAAAGCAAGCATCCCCAAATGCAATAACATAAAAGTCTTTCCCCGCTTTTCTGGTGCCATTAATCCAACAAAAGCACCTCGAACCATTTGATTATTCCATAATTCTCCCAATGCCCCAGATGACTTAATTAAATTTTGTCGATCAGTTGTAAATGCTTCCACTAAATTTTTAATTGAATTAGAATTACTTAAATCTAATTCTTGTACCAAATCATCATCTTTTTGGACCTGTGACAAATACTCTAATATAGACTTATCTGCTTGTTGTATATCATTTTTTTCGAGATACTCCTGTAATTTCTCCTGTAATAACTCTAATTTACGCCTTTGAATAAATTGATCTGTGACCTGTTCCAAGTAATCCCGGGAAATTAATAAACCTTCAATAAATTTTTGTAAGTCCTCAAAAATATCTTGTTCAATTTCAGAGGCTATAACTTCCGGAATAGCATCTAACTTTACCTGTTGGTAATACCAAACTTGAAAATCATTACCAAATACTTGCCCAGTTTGTAAATAGTGTTTTCTAACAACACTAAATAAAAAACGAGCGGTATCAACTTGAAAAAAATCCTTTTGAAGAATATCAATATATTTTTTTATGTACTCTAAACTCCCTACCAGTCCCAAAATAACATATTTTTCAATTGAAACCGGTTCATCATTTTGCTTCTTCATAATGCCTCAAATCTTCATTTTCTAAACTAACCAATAAACAAGTCTCTTTTATACGACTGGTAATACGCCGGTCATTCAAATGTTTTACCAAATCCGGTAAAGTATAATTACTGGTAATGATGATTGGTTTCATATTTTCATATCTATTATTAATTATCAAATATAAAACTTGATATACCCATTGACTAACTTTCTCCACACCCAAATCATCCAAAACCAATAAATTCAATTGAGAATACTTTTCAATCAATTGTTTTTCACTTAACTCCTGACCATCTTCAAAACTGGAACGTATATCTAAAAATAAATCAGGGACAGATATAAAAGCCCAAGTTAAATTTAACCCAGTGTCAACATAAGCATTTTTAAGCGTTGTAAGCAATATTTTGGCCGCTAATATAGTTTTACCTGACCCAACAGGTCCAAATAAAAAGTAACCCTGTTTCCTCGCGTCATACATAGTGTTTTCGTATTGACCAATAATAGACTTAATGCGTGGGGTTAATTTATCCAATAATTTTGGATAAATTAACTTTTCCCACTTATTGCTACGATTACAAAATTCACAATATTGCCGGAAATACTCTCGACCACATACCTGACATATTTTTGATTTTACCATCATATTTTTTTATTTTTGAATTTTTGTTGTAATTACTTTGGCTCCATTCATTATACCCTCAATTTCATTATCATCCAAATTATCCCAACCGGAAGAGTAATCATTTAACCAACCATAATTATTTAACCAAGTGGTCGGATGTGGTATATATTTTTCATTTTGCCATTGTTTAGTTTTTTTCTGTCGTTCTAATGCATTTCTAATTTGGTCAAATGTTGGTTTATCTTTTTTATTACATAATTTTTCCCAACTTTTAAGTGCTTTACCTTTATTAATTTTTCTTGGATATATTTCCCAAAATTTATCAAATATTTTATTTGTTATTTTTGGTAATTGACGTTTAAGTTTTTGGGAATTTTTGTTATTTTGACCAATAAAAAATTTATTATTATTATTTTTATTATTATTATAATAGGTCAGTTCCGCGATTCCCACGGGACCAGTTCCGTGATTTTCACGGGTCTTGACCTTTGAATTTCGCGGAACTGACGGTTCCCGTAATATCGATAAGGTTTCTAAAATTTTATCTTCATTAATTTTGTAATAATTTTTTGCTGGTACACCTTGTTTTTTAATAAGAAGAAATCCACTTTTTTGTAAATTATTAATTAGTAACCGGAGTTTATATTCACCAATATCTAATTGTTGTTGTAGTTCCTGCTGTAAATTAAAAAAATAACCATCGTCGGTTAACATATTTTTTTTCTTAAAATATTCCTGCTTACTTATTAGGTCGGCTAATAAAATTGTTTCCATTAGCCCAATTTTTTTGGCTAACTTTTTATTTACTGTCCAATAAGCATCGGACGATAAAATATGGTATAACATATGTTTAAAAATTTGATTTTAACTCATAATATATATTACCGTTAATTTTTCTTTCCTTATTTAACATTATATAACTAATTGACCGGCATATTGATTTAAAATTTCATTAACTATTTTTTGAGCCTGTAAATTGGTTAATTCGCCGGGGTCTTTTGCCGGTACCCTATATCTAAAAGCATTAACACCGGCAAATTTTAATTTAGCAATCAATTGTTGTGCTTTTGCTTCCGCTTGTGGTTCATTGTCATACATAACCACAATAGTATCAAAATACTTAACCATTTGCCTAACTTGTTCCCGGGTAAACTCAATACCAAAAGTAGCAAATGATAAAGGACCAATTTTCCAAACGTCAGTTACCCCTTCAACACAAATTCCAAAACGCAACCAATGACTTTGTTTGCCATATAAAATATGTTTATGATGAATTTTTTCATAATTTTCCGGACATACTAAATAACGATAACTGGTTTTACCTGTAAAATCACGGGCAACAAACGACACATTTTCTCCTTCCCATTCAATTGGAATTATTAACCGGTTTGCATAATTATGTGTACCTAACATAGAAACTGGTCCGGAAGCTTTAACCCCCCAAAATTGTTTAATATAGATAGGATCAAATCCTCTATTATGCAAATATTTTCTATGTGTTTTTAAAAAATAAGGAAATAAATTTGATGGGAATTTAAAATCATTTTTAGTTATCTTTTTTTGAATTACCTTATTTTTGCCACCATATTCATTAATAATATCCCTTGCTTCTAAATAAGGAATATTCAAAAGAGCGGAAATAGTTTTGATAACCGGATGAAAACCACAGCGCCAACAATAAAAATAATTGTGACGCAAATTATACCCTAAATGATAACCCGGATTTCCAGTACAAAAGGGACATTCCACATTAACCCATCCAGGCCTACAATGTTTATGTCCCTCCGTTTTGTAATCCAGGTTATAATCCTGATATAAATCAATTATTTTCATATAATACCTGTTTCATGTCTCGAAATGCACTGTAAATTCGTGGCCAAGTCCAACCTTTTTCTCTCAATTCTTTTTTTAATTGTCCCCGAATATATTTTGGAGGTTTTCCAATATATTGATGAGGATTAGTGATAATCATATTAGCTATGATTTTTGCATCTTTTGAAAATTGGTCTTCCAATTCCCAATAATACCCAACTTTCGTGCTTTGATTGACCTGATTTAATTCTACTTGAACCGGCATTTTTTCCTGATGTGCAAAATTAATAAGGGCACTTTTTATGCGAATATAAGCCCAAGTTGAAAATTTGGTTTTAGATTCCGGTTCATACGTATTTATTGCTTCGGCGTAGGCTAACATTGCTTCGGCGTATAATTCGTCATATTCAATTCCAGTGGTAGAATTAAATGACCAAGCAAGTTGTCGGGCAATACCTAAATCTTTTAATTGAACTTTTGATTTTGATTGAGGAAATTTTGTACGTTTCATCATTTTAATACTTTATTTCAAAAACATCTAAAATCTCATACCCTTGTTCTACAAGGGTATCTTTCCCCTCCAATGAATTGAAGAGGAATAATTCAGCCCCTTCCCAGGAATCTGGATGATGGGCTATAATGGCAAACTTCTCAGAATGCCCCACTATTTCATCCCCAAAGGGGGTAAGTGGGGTTTCTTTTTCAAAAATGTCATTATAATTTATTTTTTTCATGATTTTTTTGTTTTTGATTATTAAAATTTTATTTGCGAAGGTTTACAATCAAAATAAATAACAATTCCTGGGAAATTTAAACTTTTAGAATAATAACCCACTTGAATAACATGTGGAAGCTTACGAATTGGTGATTTTTGCGTTTTCATGGCTTTTTGTTTTTATAATTCATTAACTATTTTTACTAAGTCTACTTTATGTAATGTATAATTTTTTGGAAGTTGTACAACTTCCTGATTAGCCAATTTAATAGCTTTAAATTCATTATCTGAATAATTACCTAAAAACATATAAATTGTATCACTATAAAGAGTGTGTTTTGCATCAATATAAAACAGGTCTTTTAATTTTAAAGTTTCCCAATTTTTGAAGTTTGATTTTTGTGCTTTCATGACTTTTTGTTTTTTGGTTAATTACTAATGCAAATATACTATCATTTTTATATAAAAAGCAAGTCATTTGGTTAAAAATTTAGTTAAAAAGTAAAATTTATAATAATTCTAAATAACATCAACTAATTAACTTATCAACCAACAAATTGAACAAATTATTTTCATCAATACCTTTGCCATCCACCACACTATTTATAACTTTCTTTTTTTCAGCTAACAATTGGGCAAGTGTTTGATCAATGGTTCCTTTTGCTAATAAATAATGTATCATTACCGGATTTTTCTGACCAATACGATGACATCTATTCTCAGCCTGCTCCAATTCACCTGGTGTCCAAGGTAATTCTACAAAAGCAATATTTGAAGCTGCAGTTAAAGTAATTCCCACACCAGCCGCTTGTATATTTCCAATGAATAATTTAATACCAGGTTCATTTTGAAAAATATCTACCAAATCTTGTTTTTTACGACTATTAATATTTCCATTTACTTTAACACTAATATTAGAAAATTTTTTATTTATAGTATTTAGTAATTCCTGATGAATGCCAAATACTACTAATTTTTGATCTGAATCTTCTAAAAAATTAGAAATCCAATTAATAACATTTTTTTGTTTACCTTTTGCTGCCAAAGACCGTAAGTAAGTTATTTTAACTAATGTTTCAGCATTAACAGCTTTTTGTGCAGCTTTTTGACTTTTAGTATGTTTCAACCAATTAACTAAATCATATTCTGCAGTTTTATATTCTTGAAAATTATCTATTTCTAAAGGAATATAATTCCAATTTTTTTCAGGCAATTGTTTTAATACTTGCTGTTTAGTATGTCGTATCATTAAAATACCATTGATCATTTGATGTAATTCTTTTGTATGAGAAGCCCCAGAAAAATCCCAACCATAACCATTATGTTTTGCATTACAATAACGCATTGCATATTGAAATCGATTTGGAAATAGATTCGGTTTTAAAATTTTCAATAAATTATAAAATTCGATAGGACGAGAAGTGATAGGGGTACCAGTCAACGCAATAAAATGAGAAGTATTTTTAGCAAGTATTTTTATTGCTTTAGTTCGTTTAGTATTATTATTTTTATAATAATGTGCTTCATCAGTAATTATAATTTGAAAATTTTTTTGTTTTAAAATTGATACCCAATCAAATAAAATATCATAATTTATAATATAATAATCTGCTTTAGGTAATAAACCAGGGGTCCTGCTCGATATTATATATGTTTCCTTTTTTATTGGGAACCATTTATTAATTTCATTTTCCCAATTATATTTTACAACAGCCGGACATATTATGAGAACCGGCATCAATTCCGGATGCATATATGACCAAGCGAGTGCCTGAATAGTTTTTCCCAATCCCATTTCATCAGCAATTAAAGCCCGTCCTTTTCTTTTTTCTAAAAAAAGAATTCCACTTTTTTGATAAGGATATAATTCAAAATTAAATTTTGGAATTTGAGCAAAACTATATTTTTTAATTTCTTTTTTATTTTTTAAATACCAATTATTTAAATCAATTGAAAAATTAAAACCTAATTCTTTTAAAACCATTAAATTTTCAATATTTAAAGGGGCTTCCCAATTTTTAGTTAAAGAATTAAAACTACGTCCCTTAATTTCAGCTTTTATAAATGCAATTATTTGATAATCAAAAGAAAATTTAATTTCAATTAAATTTTTTTCTTTATTATAACTAACAAATTTACCAGAATATGTAATACTCATTTTAATTGATTATTTAAATAATATTTTTTTATTTGTTTTTCAAAATTTTTTCTTTTTCGATATACTTGTTGAGGATGATAAAGTAAAATATGTCTACCATGCCATTTTTGTATTGCATTTTTAGAAATCATTGCGTAATTTGCAATATAATAACGACATATTTGTTGAACTTGTTTCAATTTTTGTTGACATTGCAAAAATTTAATATGTTCCTGCCTATACTTATAATTTTGTTGTATAGCGGCAGCAAAAACAATGAATATAATTAACCAAACTGTAATACTAATTTTTTTCATAGAGCGTAATATTTGAAACCATTCTTAAAAATAGTTTTATGTTTTATCTTCAATAACGCATAAAATTGTTCTGCATTAGCCCTTGCCATTGCAGTTGAATAGTCACCACTAAGAACAGCTTTCCAAAACCAACTATTTGTTTCAATGTATTGATTTTTGGCAAGTTTTCTTAAAAACATTTTTGCGGTATAACTTGATTTTTTAGTCTTTACTAAAACATGTAACATTTGATGTTTTAATTTTTGTTTGTTAGCAGGTTTTGTACGTATCATAATTCAATAATAACTTTTACATTTTTATAAATAAAACCATTTTTTATCAAAAAAATCTGCGTTGGAAATTCCCTTTTTAATTGTATATAAGTTTTACGCAATATTTTACGCGTAATATGTAAAGAAGGAAAATATACTTTATATGTATCCGCTATTTTTTCAAACATACCAAAAATGTCAACCCGGAGTACAATATCAAATTGTACTTCCGGATTTATTTTTGCATTATTTAATATAATTATATTTGTTCTCATTTTTATTTTTATTTTGTTCGCATTAAAGTAGTTATACCAAATTTACGTCTTAATTGAATATAATCAATTTTATAAATAGAAAAATTCTTTGCTAAACCAATAGCACTCTGAGTATTAATATCAATTGCTTTAAAATAAGCCGGCGACCGATCCCCTAAAAACATATAAGTACTTTTGAAATTCTCTACATAAAACAAATCACCTGGTTTTAATTTATTCCATTCAATAGACTTTTTATTAAAATTTTCATCAAATCCAACAATTGCCACAATATATGGTTTTGAATTAATAGGATTACGATAAACAGGAACCCGAATTGAATCTCCATTTTCCCGAATCGCTATAAAACGGGAACGATTCATTTTAACAAAAGTAACAATTTCACCATCAATTAATTTAACGCAAGTACCAGTTTTAATGTCCTTAAATTGAACTTTACCTTGTATCCCTACTGGTAATAAATAAGTTTGTGCTTTCATGATTTTAAATTTTTATTTATTTTCTCATTGTTATAAATTCCTGAATGCTATATTTTTTGTAATTTTTGAAGGGGTACATTTCTTTTTGGAATTCTCTATAATATTTTGATTTTTCCGTAGCACCAGCCCAAGTTGGCAAGGAATAAATATATTGGAATTGATTAAGACCACTATCATAAAAATAATAATGATAAATATTACCCCAATTTCCACCAGGAGCAGACTTAATTACAACTGCAGATGGATAAACCCATCCGTTTTTAACATTTTCAACAACCCGGTCCATATAAGAACCTGTGTTTGCAATTTTGCGATTTTCTTTTTTAATTTGTGATTTCATGACTTTTTTTATTTATGGTAAATCTTTTTGATTGCTTGCTTAAACATAACATTGAGTGATTCTGCATAAGTCTTACGTTGACTTTCAGGACTAACATAACTTAAACTTTTAAGCCAGTTAGAAACTGGTAAATCGGCAGGAAATAAAATAACTTCCAATCCATTATCGGTAAATAAATATACTTTAGAAGGATTGAGACCGTTACGTAATCCGGTCACAATCTTAAATTTTTTACCATTAAACTCAACGATTTCCCGGAGCTCTTTTCCATTCCATTGTTTTTCTAATAATGTTTTCATGACTTTTTATTTTTAAATTCTAATGCAAATATACTATGATATTTTACAAAAAGCAAGTATTTTTTAAAATTTAGAATGATTCTAAATAAAATAAATAACATAAAAAAATGACAAACTTAAAATAAAACGATTTGCCATATTGATACCTTATTTTAATATAAAATATTAACCCTAATAAAAAATTTTAATACAACGCCTAAAAATTAGTTTACATTTAATTTTTAAATATATTTACTTGCGTAGCCTTAATCAAACTTTTAGGATTATTTGATTTTATATGAACTTGTATTTTCCAACGTGGAACAAACCATCTTGCAAGGAAAAATCTTTTTTTTCCTTTTTTAGTTTTCATATCCCTTTTTTTGATAGTCCATACATATACTTTTTCTTTATACAAGTAATTCCAATGTATACTATCATTCATTAACCAAGTAGCATGAAAAAACAAATAACCATCACTAACTTTGAATGAATGTTTACGTAATGAATCAATTATTGTGTCATGAATAACTGACACCCCTGAATTGTTACTTGAAATATTAGCAGAAATAAATTTTTTAAGATGTCTTATTTTTATTCTGGATGCCTGTATTTCTTTCAAATACTTATGCAAAATAGTATTTTTGTTCTCTAATTGTTGTTTAAACTGACGAGTCGTAAATTGTAATTGTTTTATAATATATTGTTTTCTCCCAAGCAAATCTAAACTACTATCTACTTTACTTTGTGTTGTTTGAAAATTTGCCTTCCATTGTTTTGCTTGTTTTCTTTGATGAACATATAAAACATGATTAGTATAACCATAACCAACGAGAATAATAAAAACTAAAATGATCCAAGTCCATTTGTTTTTGAAAATTTTCAGTAACCATTCAAATAAGAAACCATACATTTTTTTAAATTTTTGTTTTTATATTTTTTGAATTAAGTATATGAATAACACCCTTCCCTGGTAAAACAGACATTAATTCATCAAAAGCACGTTTACTCTTAGTAACATCAATTAATCCATTATGATTAATATCAGCCATTCCAATCCCAATAGCAATACAACCAAGTAATTCTTGTACATAATTTGCAACATGTATTTCTATACCTTCCCTACCAGGAACATTTTCAAGTAAAACAACTTCATAACCATGATCAGGTGATAGATATTTATGCCAATGATATGTACCTGTTGGAATACAACTTATATTATTTTTGTTTCCTTTCCATGGTAATTCTAACGAATCATATATATAACTACGCAAACCATTGAAAAAAGATAATTTTCCAAGTGTTTCTTTGTTAGTTCCTATTAATCGGTATATAAATATTTCATTGTAATTATTCATTATTTTTGATTTTTAGTATATTCCAATTACTTTTTTGATTTTCTGTAAATCAATAGAATCTTTTTTACTTCTAATTGTATTAGGATGAATTTCAGCTTGATAAATTCTATCAATTTTTTTATCAGACTGTTTAGTTTTTTTCAGTATTTGTTGAACTGTATTATAAGTTTGCACCCTGAAATCATACGACCTTTCAGCATAATAATTAATAGAAAGTAATACTTTCAAAGTCACAACAAATACAGCTATTAGAATAGTCAGGAGAACTTTATTGACCAATCCTATATTTTTCATTTGCTTTTTCATTTGTTCATGTTCAAGTTTATTTGTTTTTCTTAATTCTTCAATCTCACTCATTTCTACCTCCTTTCCTATTCAAGTTGTTTTTGTTTAATTTTTCCAAAAACAGCTACCCCATACATAGTTGATAATGAAGTAATGAAAGCAGCGGCACCCAACCAATCAGGATGCCGTCCCAATATTACCATATATACTGATAATGCCATGATTATAAACATAGAAAACAAAATCATCAAAATAATAGAAATCATTCCAAAACGAATTGAACTTTCTTTTGTATCTAAACGAATAAGTTTACTAATGTATTGAAACATAATTCTCTATTTTACAAAAATTTTCAATAAAACATAATAAGGATAACTTGACTTTATATCTTCAATTTCTTTCCATGAAATAGAACTTATTATAACTTTTTCTTTTTTATTTTGAAATTCTTCTAACTCCTTTTTTAACTCATCAGAAAGATCTGAAGGCAAAATATACTGTCCATTTTTTTCTGTACCATGTTTTTCATAAAATTCTCTTTGGAATTTTTGAAACATTTCTACTTTAGGTTTAATTTTTTGAATATCTTTGTAAATATCCCCCTTTTTTTTCAACTTAAAATTTTCATGCAATAATTGTGATAAATCATTTTCTAATACAGGAAAATATTTAAGTTCTAATTCAGCTTTTAACATCTTTTCAAAATTAAAAATTATAAGTTTGGTTAACTTAATCCCCCCCCCCCTTCAAAAAA